AAGGAAGGAGAAATATCAAGCCCAAAAGAAACCAAAACATTTTTAAAGTTATTCTGATGTAAGTTTAGGAGATCGCCTATACTCTCAACTAAAATAACAGAACCCGCATCACTTATAGCTTCTTCAATTGGGAGCTTTTTACCATCAGGAACATAGTATGGATAAATCCATTTTGATTTTCTACCGATATGTTTCCATTTTGCATCCTTTTCATTTGTCATATCGCGACCAGAAAAACCTATGATTTGAGAATGCTCATTATATATTGGGAAAACAAAACGTTGAAACATTTTTCCTTTCGTAGCGTAACCACCTTTTAGAAACTCAAGGACATCAGATTCAATCCCTTTGTTATTGTAAAAGTCATAATGAGGAAAAAGGTCATCAAGTATAGATTCATCATAAACTTTTTCCATAACTATCCTGTCTTGTTGAGTAGAAGTTTTTTGAGAGGGGACGTAATCATATGTAAGGTACTTCCCTATAACGTTTTTGTCATTAGTACCGAAATGAGTTTCAAGAAGCTTTGCAAAAGGCAGCGCGACTGTTCCTTGAACAAAATCCCTCCAGACACCAGAGTTCTTCCAAATCTGCAAAGCAGTAGAATTATCACCATTCCTAAAAGCAGCATTTGAATGCCAATAAGCTCCACGGTCAGTAAGTCTATACCCAAGCTCTTCAAGAATCTCCTTGATTCTATCTGGAGAAAGATTATATTCCGAGGTCACCATCTTGATCAGGTAAAATATTATCTACCCCCATTTGTTGAGCCATGTCTCGCAAATCACCAACCTCTTCAACACCAAAGTTATCCATTCTTAGGAAGATACAATTTGGCTCAGCCCTATCATTCCCAACCGCTTCGCCATTCTCATCGATGGCTGGAATCAATACGGGTTCAGTAGCTCGTAATCTATCCTCTCCTAAATGTCTAAACTTTACGCATTTAAGGCGATGTGTAGCCCTAGAATAACAGTCGGGCTCTATCTGAAGCTCGCGAGCCAACCTAGGTCGCAAAATAAAAAGATGAGAGGCAAACTGAGTAATTTGATCGGAAAGCGATACGATACTTTCATCTTCTACAATAGCGTCTGGATTTCTGTTGCCAGTAATACCAGTCCTATTACTTTGAACACTAGTCACCATACTAATCATAGGCTTATTGTCAAAGGTCACATCTCGTTGAACGAATTTTTTAAACTTATCGACCATTTCACCAACCGCTTCCCAAGAACTTTTATTTTTATCGGTCTTTTCATTTGTGGTCTTAATATAGTCAAAGCTTAATATCATAGGATTGCCTCGACCTACCTTGGAGTAATAATGACGAGTTGCAACTTGTATCATTTCTTTAATTTCAAGGCCGCCAACATTAAAGTATTCAAAAGACATGTTTTTCATTTCTTTAATGGCGTTATAAATTTTTGATCTAGTTTCCTCGACAGAAATTTCTTTGCCCGTTAGTGGCTCTATATAGCTAGAGTCTTTCCATTTTCCGCTTTCGATTAGATACATGGGAACTCCAGATAGAGCGGAGGCTTGTCTCATTTGAAGCTCTAGCTTGCTCATTTCACCATTATCAAAATGTAAAACAGGGACATGATCATGAGCACTAGATATTTTTGTTACAAAATCCAAGCAAAAAGTAGTTTTACCAACCCCTGTTCTAGCGCATATAACAGAAATATTTCCGGGCCTCACCAAGGATCCATAACACCTATTTAAATAAGGCATATGTGGCGCTAACATACCGGGGTCTCGAGGATTCTCAGCCAAATCTTCAAGCACCTCTTCTATATCGTCGTAGATATTTTCAGGGCCAATATTCTCGTGAGAATAAAAATCAATCTTGTCGTTATATTTAGTATCGGCTAGCTTGACTACTTCAGGTAATGACAATCCTTGGCATTTAACCATGTCATCCTTGATTTCATCACAGGTATCAATTATGGACCTTCTTAAAGAAAAAGTTTTTAATTCTTTTGCTATAATTAAAACAGATTTTTCTGAAACCTTTTTCAATAACAAACTTTTAATGTAATCCCCTATATCAATATTATCAATAAAAGATACATTGGCAGATCTTAATCGCTCAATTAAAACAACTTCATCTAAGGCTTCCGTGGGGCCAGAGTCCTGTATTTTTTTGATGATCTTAAAAATAGTCCTATGCACATAGCTGCCATGAGCAATAGAGAAATCGCTTTCATCTATTAATCCAGCAACTTCACCATATGAAGCAGGAAACTTTATAAGGACAGACAATAATTGCCTTTCCAACTCTTTTGAGTCAATCATGAAGCGTTATGTTAACAAAAAAAAATTGAAATGTCAAGAACTTTATTAGAGAGGATTATCTCCATCCCTATTGTTATTGAACATTTCAGATTCTTCGGATTCGATAATGTATTTCTCAATCGCTTTACGCAAGCCCATTTCAATGATTTGATTATCCGCTTTGGTATAAATCATGGGAGAGCCCTCTTGATTCACATAAGCCAATAAAAAACCTCTATTGCCATCTGTTGAGCCAGAAAACTCAAATAATTGATTGAGAAAAGATTCTGGAAGAACAAAAGAAGGAAAACCTTCTTCATCAAAATTATCTTCGTCCATTAATATATATTACACTTTTTACAGGTAAATTCCTAACTCTTCGAACTTTTTTTTATCAAGCTCTGATTCGGAGTATATTTCTACAAGCTTAATTTCATTCAATTCACAGAAATCAATTTTTTGCTGATCCCTTCGTATTTGACTAACGAAATTAGACCTGCGCTTATGAAAAAAGGGAACGTATTTAACATGCTGTTGACCGTTAACTTCTATAGCGATTTTTTTATTAGCGTTATAAAAATCAAATTTTAATCTAGTTCCAGCAACAGGGAACTCCTCAAATACAACATGGTTTTTCCAATACTGTTTAAGGAATTGCTTGGCGTTATATTGGATCTTGCTTTTGCTCGCTTTGTCCCAATCAATAATATATTTATTGGCTCTTGTTACTCTTTTAGTTGAGCCACTAAGTGTTTGAAAAAGCATCTTATTCGCAAACAATCTTCTTAAAATAAGAAGTTAAGAAATTAGTTAGCTTTTGGTCTTCTTCAAATAAATTACTGAGCTTGGCTTCGCCTTGAACTTTTTCGGGAAAATCCAAACCATTCTCTTTTAGTAACTCAAGGAATGATTCATCTGCGCTAATCCAAGCACCTCGTTTGTGAACATATTCCCATCCATAAAGCATTTCTATTAACTCTTTCTCAACCCAAACAGAATTTCCGCCAGTTCTTCCGTAGCGAATGGGATATTGAAGGGTATAGTTAGTCTTCTCGTTGGGTGATTTTTTTACTGTGATCTTAGCGAAATGACCAAGAATTTTGTTTTTATCTTTATCAACTGGTTGAGTTTGATTTTCTAGAATCAAATCTTTCTTATGCCTAGCTTCAAACTCAAGAATATAATTAGCAAAGTGAAGAAGTGCGTTACCCCCTGTTGCGCTAGTTTGTCTAATAGGAGCCTTGGTATATGGATCAAGTTTAATATCAGCGCGCACTTGAGAAATAAATATTGCCATGTGTCCACGCTTTGCTAGAGCGATACTCATCTTTTGCATAAATTTTGCACCAAGAAGAGCGCCGCCAGCAACTTTATGAGCGTCTTGAAAATCTTTTTTCATGTCCTCCTTCATGATCAAACCATCAAGAGAATCTAGAATGAAACAGTATTTAGTTTTATTTTCATTGTCTCCCACTAAAGCTCTCATCAAATCCAAAACAGTCTCGTAAATATTACTTTCAAAAACAAAACAATTACCATCTTTCCAATCGTCTTCAGCGGTAGCAAATTCAACCCCACTACGCTCTTGCATTTCTTTTGAAAGCCTACCTTCAGCTTTAATATACAAGCCTCTAGAATTGGGCATCTTTAGAAAGTTCTTCATGACTTCTAGAGCTTCAGAAGTCTTGCCTCCTTCGTTCATCCCAACGAACCTATGTAGTCCGGGGCCAAATCCTCCTCCAAGTTCGAAATCTACATTCAAGCTTCCGCTAGAAACTTTATAATCAATTTCATCTTCGAAGTTATAGTGATGTTCCTTATTCTCTTTAAGGAACGATTTTAACATGTCATTAGCTGTACTCATAATCAATAATAGTCCCAGATGTTTTTCTTCTTTTTCTCTCTGGGCTCTCTTTTTTCGGGTTTATAATCGTAATTAAACTTAGTATATCCATCTTTTGCCGTAAAGTCAATAAATTTTTTATGCAAATTTTGTTCAGCCTTTCCAATATATAAAAGAATATCGTCTCTAGGTTCTCCGAAATCTACGTTTAACCAAAAATCTATATTAGGATACTTTTTAAATAACCTTTTTAATATCTTGAATTGTTTAGCGTAGCAATAGCTATTAGTTAGACATTTTTTAGTGACTAATTTTCTAAGTATTTTAGAAGAGTTTTGAGAAAACGCAAAGCTGTTCACGAAATCGTAAACAACGGATTCTTTCAACGGCTCGGAATCTTCTGTCTTCGAATAACCAGCTTCCCATTTGCCAGACTTTAAATTTCGATACCAATTATATACAGTAGTATGATTATAACCTAGTTTTTTGGAACAGTCCTTAATTGATAAAGAAGGATCTTGCTTGGAACAACCTAGCATATCAATTAAAATTTGATTCGAAATCTTTTGCACAAAAAAAAGATTAACATATTTATAAGAAAAAGTCAAGGATTATTATTATAATAGTGTATTAATATAAATATGAAACGAAAGATTCTTATTATGGGTTTGCCCGGTTCTGGGAAAACTACACTTGCTGAAAAGCTTGTGTCTAAGTTGAACGCCGCTTGGTTTAATGCTGATGCCGTAAGACAAGACATTTATTCCGAATTGGGATTTTCCCCAGAGGATAGACTCGCTCACGCAACTCGAATGGGTAAACTTTGCGACTGGGCAAAACTGGGAGGCTCATATGTCATAGCTGACTTTGTATGCCCAACCAAAGAAACAAGGGAAGCTTTTGGCGCTGACTTTACCATATGGGTTGATAGAATTGAAGAAGGTAGATACGAAGATACCAACAAAATGTTTCAAAAACCAGAAGGGTATGATATTAAGCTAAAAGAAGGAACACCAGACGAATGGTGCGCAAAGGTTGTTGAGAAGCTTAATGAAACTGAAGCTTGGGATAATCAAGCGCCAACCGCCCTTTTAATAGGAAGATATCAACCTTTTCATATTGGCCATAAAAGTTTAGTTGCCGAAGCGATCAGAAGAACTGGGCAATGCTGCATTGCTTTGAGAGACGTTGGAGGAATAGACGAAAAGAACCCTTACGATTTCGAGCAAGTCAAAAAAGAAATCGAAGCAGCTTGCATTGAATTTGGAAATAAAATCAAAGTTGTAGAACTTCCTAATATTATGGACGTATTCTATGGAAGAGGAGTAGGATACAATATAGAGCAACTCGAGCTTAGCAAAGAGCTCCAAGAAGTCTCCGCTACAAAAATTCGCGCTGGAGAAATCGGGCAAGATGGAAAACCTTTAGGTAAAAGACCTGAATAATTTATACCGTTAGTAAAACTAACCCTCCAAAAGAAAAAGCCCCCTAGCAATAGGGGGCTTATTTTTTTGCGGATTTAATCGCCTGTACAGTACATGATTTAATTCTTTTTGTCAAGCTTGGAACGAATTTTTTTAATGGCGCTAGGAAGCAAACGGGGCTTGCAAGACAAAAAACATCCACCTATAATAAAAAGACTAATAAATAAAAAGGGTTTCCATGCAGGACTATCCTTTGACACATGAATAGGAGATTCTTTCTCTTCTATTCGCTGAGCAACTTCAATCTTTTCTTCTAAGGTTTTGGGTTTGTATCCTGTATTAATTGAATGCTGAGTTGGCGAACAAGAAAGCAAGAAGAAGCATATTATCAATATGTTTTTCATGTAGACTTAATTCTAAGCACATTGGTTTCTGTTATGTCCTCAGGGCCTTGAGTCTTCTCAGGCTCAGGCTCAGGCTCTGGTTCAGGCTCTGGTTCAGGCTCTGGTTCAGGCTCTGGTTCAGGCTCGGGCTCTGGTTCGGGCTCTGGTTCGGGATCAGGCTCAGGTTCGGGATCAGGCTCAGGTTCTGGATCAGGTTTCGGAGGTAAGAATTTAGGCTTTACTCGATCAACAATATTTTCATATGGTTTTTGGCGCCGCATTTTAAAACTAGAATTTGCAGCAAGCAACATGACCACAGCAAGGGGATCAAATACAAAAACCAAAATCAGTATAACAATTCTTACAGCCTCGGACAAATCAACAGACTCAGCGCCGAAGTCTTCAAATAGTTCGGCAACATATTTAACTGGGCCAACTTCAGCTTCAAGATTTAATTGAGAATTTTTATACTCAAATTTTTCAGCTTCCATTTGATCTATTCTTTCATAAGCTGATTTAATGTTTTTATTGAACTCTTCTTTTTTAGCTGATATATCCTCTTTAGAATAAGTGTTGTCTTGTCTTTCGTTAATACGAGATCTAATTTTATCAACTTCAGTTTGAGTTGATTCACGCATTTTGGATATTCTAGATTCTGCGCTCTCTATCTTTGTTTTTATACTATCTCTTTCGGGCTTTTGTTTTACAGCAAGCTCTTCGAGCTTTTTCTTTTTACTGCCAAATAGACCGCCAGAGGCACTATTCAGTAAGGCGACTTCTTCATCAAGAGCCTGTATTCTTGAGGTTAGACGACCAATCTCGTCATTATCAAGCTTCATGTTTTTATCTAAAGATACATATAAAGCATCGATCTTCTTTTGTTCAAGCTCAATATTATAAGCATTGCTCTCAGTAGAATCTTCTTTTTCAACAGATAATTGATTGATATATTCGTTCTGCCTAGTTATATATTCGTTCTCTCTGCTGATTTTATTATCTAATTGAGACATTAAGATAGCATTCTCTTCGGCGTTTTTCTGATGTTCAATATGGGACTTACTAAGAAAGCCGAAAATACCCATACTCGTTATAAATATGAGAACAACTACGGCAGAAGTCAGGTATATCTTTAAGCTTTTAGAAGCAACCTTCCAATTGTGATGAAGCCAACTTGCAGATACAAGCTTACCAACCTCTAAAACACCACCCATGATCACAATAGACCAAAAAGCAGCAGGAAACATCGTTGTCAATCCGATAATGCTAAAATATGCAGAGACGCATGATATGCTCAATGCAGAAAGCAGGATCAAATAAGAGATCATGACTTCTTTTTCTTCTTGTCGTATTGGGAATAGCAAACCGCAGCGCGCTGTTTAGCGTCTGGGAATTCTTTACGAGCCGTAGGATCACTCATGCAGCGAGAAATAAACTTTCCACGCTTCTCGTCTTTTGATTTTTCGGGTAATGGCATAAAAATATATACACTTTGATCTTGACAATACCTCAAAAAACTGTCATATTATGGTTATGAAACTTATAAAATATCTAATCTTTCTCCCCGTTTTCGCCCTTGCCGATACTCTTTCTCCACAAGAGATAGATAAATTGGTGGAGCATGCTTTTTATTCGGATAATGGATATAATTCCAAGAACTTTTCAAGATGGAATAAGCCAATTCACTTGTTCGTTAACCCATTTTGGAATGGGGTAAGTGCTGATCGTACGGAGCCAACAAGAAAAGAATTAGATGAAATCCAAAAAGTCACTGACGACATCACTCAATTAACAGGAATTCAATATATTATTCATGAAGAACCACTTACTCTTGAGGAAGTAAGGTCTTATGTTATGAATAATCCAAAAGTAGGATCTATTCAAATGTACTTTGTTCCACACAATAGATACATAAGTAGCGGAATGCAAGCAGAAGCATCATTTTCAAGAAATTCTGCAAAGATTAAAATCAATACTTATTACAGAAAATCCAATGGACAAGATTTAGAATTTGTTCTCCATAATATTAGAGAAGAATTGACGAACATAATTGGATTACCCGGAGATACATATAGTAGAGTTGATAAATTTTCAGCATTAGAAGGCGTAGCAGAGCATTTTGCGCATGAGTTCAGCTTGATGGATAGAAGGAACATTTACGCCTACTACGCAATGGACAAGGGAAGTGGGCATGAATATCCCCCAAGTTATACAGAGGCAGAATTTCGCGAAAGAATTGCGAAGGTCGAGATTGATGACGAAATCGTAAACGGTGGAAGGTTTGAGGGAATGGTCGATCCAGAATTCACTGACTTTGAAATACTTCATGGTACAGCTAGCAAATCAGAAACGAACAAGCATTCTGAACCAACGCCTGAACCAGAAGAACAAACGAAGGAAGAAGTACAAGAAAAAGCCGAACAAGCTGCTCTAGACGCAGATTGGCTTTACTTTAAGCATTACCCTTGGGTCTACTCAAGCAAGACGGGTTCTTGGTACTACCTCGTCCCTAGAAACGAAGGAATGATCGTCTGGAGCCAATTGTCAAACAAATGGCAAATGATGTCAGAGGCCTTTGGGACCAATTAAAGCCTTAAGTTCGTCAATTTGTTTTTGCTGATCTTTGATGCATTCAATCAAAAGAGGAATCATCTTTTCATAACGAACAGCTAACATATCATCTTCGCGGGTAGTAACGGCTTCAGGAAGGACTTTTTGAACGTCTTGGGCTATAACACCTATATCGTGACCCTTAAGATGATCATAGGCGTCTGCTGACCAATCAAATTCAACACCGTTTAATTGATTGATTTTCTCAATTGGGTCAGAGATATTGGTGATGTTTTCTTTAAGACGCTCATCAGAAGAAGCGTAAGCAACAACATCTCCGTTAGCGCTAAGAGTAAAAGTGACTTTATTATAAGTTAAACCAGCATTACCGCCAAAATTCCCACCATCATTAAATTGAACATGAGTATTTAAACCGCCGGGACTAACAGTGGTTGGCTGAAGGCTTTCCCAATAATTATTTGCGCTATTATACGTAAGAACATCACCATCATTAAATACATCACCAGTATTATAGGGTATACCAACAATAGTACCAGTAAAATACTCGCAAGTTTTAGTAGCGGCGCAATCTAATTTTTCCCAACCTGCGCCTAAATCAATATATCCAGTTTCAGTATAAGTGGCGCCAGCAACATGAAGCAAGCCATTTGGATTATTCGTTCCTATACCAACTTCGCCGTCATCGTTAATTCTCATTGACGGCTGGCTTAATGGCTTGGTAGCAAAGACCATGTCACCACCATTATTGTTGCTATTGTTAGTAAACCTTAATTCATCATTAGTATTTAACCAAATTGTAGCGCGAGTTTGACCACCAGTATCTTCCCATTGAAGTCTGCCGTCGTTTTCAAGATAAATATTTCCAGTAGTATATAAACTTTTAAGTTTTAAGTCTTGGTAACTGTCAATTACTACGTTACCAAGCGTGGTACCATCATCGTTGGTTGAAACTAAAGCGAATTGATCGGCACTTTCATCCCACATGTTTGCGATATTTACCGTGCCATTACCACGATCCCCAACCCAGCCAATATCATATGTATTTGGGTTAGAGACTCCGCTATTTAACATGATTAATGGATCGCCAATAAATAAATCTTGCGCATGTTCAATATATTGAACACCAGTAACAGTAAGATTTTTAATGATTACATGATCAACAAAACTCTTTGTACCAGAAATAGTTTGATCGCCAGAAGTTCTTACTACTGTATCATCTACTGCAATAGTAGCATTTGCAGTACCATTAAATGTAAAATCTACGATTCCCCCGCCATCTTCTAAAGTGCTTAACGCTCCAGCACCGGGCCTAATCGGGTATATATTACATTGACTCATTTTAGTATAGATGACGTTCGTTAATCAAATATTCGCCAGCAGTACCAGTAATAACAGGCCGTGCATAAGCAAAAGCCCAAGTGTCAGAATAAGCTATATGACCATCAGAGCCACTAAATGGAAGACAGGATATACTACTATAATTGACTCCATCGTTTGAAACTTCAACCTTAAATTCAGCATTCCAAGTCGGTCCAGCACCTATAGGTAGAACTTGATAAGTATGAATTGTATAGTCTGCTACTTCAAGAGCATTACCAGTTAAGCTAAGATTACCACTGGTTTGTACAGTTTCGGTTCCAAAATTTACCCTATCGGCTTTGCCGCGAAGTCTTCTATAAGTTGGTTTCATCCTAATAAGTATATAATCATTAGATTATACACTTATTTTTAAGACCCGAACAGTTTTTTATTAAAAGTCGTCGTCTAAAGACCCGCTTTGTTGATATTCACGAGGTCTTCTTTCAAAGAAATTACCCATCGCTTGAACGTCAACAACTTCTCCCAACCAAGGAAAAGGGTTTTTATTACTAGGGAATCTATAATCCAAGCCAATACCTTCTAATCGCCTATTTCCTATATAATACATATAGTCAATAAACATTTCAGCATTTAGGCCTAAAATACCAGTAGGAAGAACATCATGAGCATAAGCAATCTCAAGTTCTACTGCTTTTTTCATGTGCTCAACAAATTCATCTTGCATCTTTTTAGTCCAGATTTCTGGATTTTGCTCGATCAAAGTGTTAATAAGGTAGGTTCCAAATGCAATGTGAGAACTTTCATCCCTTAAAGTATACTTAATTTGATCGGAAATTCCTTGGAGTTTGTTTTGGCGGCCAAGAGCAAGGAGCATAGCAAATCCGCTAAAAAAGAACGTGCCCTCACAAACAATCCAATAGGTCAAAAAGTTCCTAAGTATTTCTTGCTTTCCTGCTTTTGTATTTGGGTTAAAATCTGGCGCACTAATATCATTAGTGATTTCCATAAGAAAATCATCCTTAGCTTTAATACTAGGAATAGTTTCGTAAGCAGCAAATACTTCGTCAATATCTAAATCAAGACTATCACAAACATAAACTATAGTGAGGTTGTGAAGACTTTCTTCAAACGCTTGACGTAAGATATACTGACGGCACTCAGCGTCGGTAATATAACGGAAGGCAGATAAAAGAAGATTATTACCAACCAAAGACTCACTTCCAGCAAAAAATCCAAGACAGCGTTTAACAAGTAATTTTTCATCATCAGTTATTTGTCCGTTTTTCCATTGTTGGATGTCTTCTTGCATGCCTATTTCGGTAGGCATCCAATTATTCGCACAACTACTTAAGAATAAATCCCATGCAAATTTATGTTTGTGAGGTAAAATGCGATTAACGCCAGCAATATTCGATGTAAGTAATTCTCCAGTTTTATCTTTCATATAATAGTATAACGATACTATCATAAAAATAGATCTAAGTCAATAAAAAAATTATCGACGTTTGCTTGGAATGGCGTAGAAACCAACAACCATAAAGCAAAGATCCATGAATGAAGAAAGCATTAACCCCCCGGTTAATTGTACTATTTCCCAATCTTTACCGCCCAAAATCCAGCTAAAAAATCCCCAGCGGGCATTTTCTCCTTTAGGAACAATGATTTCATATGAAATATCGGGGTTATGAGCATAAAAGATCATCAAGTAACACATCGTGAAAGTGATACTCATGAACAAAACGCGACGAGTAATTTTAACAAACGGATCGCTTGCTTGTTTAGCCTGATTATCAATCATAGCCTGAAGCATCGCATTATCTCGCGCAGCTAAAATCATTTGATCTTGGCGTTTTTGTTCAAGCCAAGAGTTTATAAGATTACAACCCAGCTTAATGCCAGCCCCAATAATAGTATTGAGGATAGGGCCCATGATAATCAGGGCAGTTTGTCGTAGTCAGCTTTACTGCAAAACTTGGTCAGCTTGGTTCCATCGTCATCAACTGCTTTCATAGCATAACGAATGGAGGTCTTGCCAGTTTTCGTGACACGTTCGTAAGAATGTTTTTCAACATTAGATTCATCAATTTGAACCTTCTTCTTCTTTTTTACATTATAAAATTCGATCATAACAAAAATATATACACTTAATAACCTTCGGATTCACCGCAATTTTGCATTTGATCATAAATCCATGCATAGGTTTTTTCCAAACCGTCTTCAAGAGTAATCGAAGGAGCCCATCCAAGAACTTCTTTAATCATAGTATTGTCGCTATTACGACCACGCACACCTTGTGGGGCATCAAGATTGTAATTTCTTTTTAATTTAACACCGCCAATTCCTTCGACAATATCAACAAGCTGATTAATAGAAACCATACGATCACTTCCAAGATTTAGCGGGCGAGTATCACCTTTTTGCCACATCAATTCCATGCCAGTAATACAATCATCAATGAACATAAACGAACGAGTTTGTTCGCCGTCACCCCAAATCTCAATCTCATGCTTACCACTCATCTTGGCCTCAATAACTTTACGGCAAATAGCTGCTGGAGCTTTTTCCCTTCCTCCGCGCCAAGTCCCAAAAGGCCCATAAACATTATGATAACGACAAGTACGGGAATCAATATCGAAATCTTTTCCGTAGTAGTAAGTGATGAGCTCGCTAAATAATTTTTCCCAACCATATCCATCGTCTGGATTCGCTGGAAAAACATCAGATTCTTTTAAGGCTTGAGATGATTCGTCTTTAATTTCAGACTGAATTGCAGCTGGATAAACGCAAGCAGTAGAGCTGTAGAGAACTTCTTTCACCCCATTATCGCGAGCAGCCATCATCATATGCGTTTGAATCAAAACATTTTCCATGCAAAGAGCTTGGTTGTTTTCAACAAAGCCCATACCACCCATATTGCAAGCAAGATTATAAATGCGATCAACGCCAACAGTTAGATTATAACAATTATCTTTTTCCTGAAGATTGCAGTCGGCATGGTTTTCAGCGCCATCAAAAGTTTGATACCACATATCTGCCGGTTTAATATCGGCGGCCACAACTTCATGACCTTGCGCTAATAAATCTTTTACAAGATAGCCTGCGATAAAACCACCCGCTCCTCCTACTAATATTTTCATAATTCTTTTTTAATTTTTTTTATCCAATGATTAAAATCTAAAGTTTTGTAATATGGTTGTATTTTTTTTGACAATATATTATATTGTTCATTTAGGAAATTTTCAGTAATTTTTTGATAATCTTTTTGATGTTCAAGAAAGAGAATAGGTAATTCTGAATGGTCAAATTGATCATACATGGAATGCTTGATTACAATAGGTATAGCACCAGAATAAAGAGTATCATAAAATCTAAAAGAATCTGGAGCGCTACCCCTAGGGCAAATCACAAACTTACTAGATTGAAGACGCAAGAAAAAATCATTATTAGACATAGTCCAGCTTCTCTTGGATCCTTTTCTTCTTTCTCCAATATTCTCTTTCTTAATGAAAGGCTTGTCTTGGACAAATGACTTAATAGCTTTTCTAGTCCAATGGGTATTTAAAGAAAAATTACAATAAGCAAGTATGTCTCGTTTTAAATCTTTAGAGTCAATACGAAATGATTCTCTAGCTCTGAAGTCTCTACCCATAGGTAGAAACTTTATGATTTCGTGTTCAAAATCAATATTGTTACAATATATTGACTTGACATTTTTAGGGATAAACATATCAGGCGGCAAAGCTTGATCTGTCTTTCCGCAAATGATAGAATAACTATAAGGTTTTTTAGAAATTAAATCCAAATACTCTGGAAGATATTTGTTTGGATTAGTGGTAAACCTATGGTTTCCGATAAAAAGAATAGAATCGCTCTCAGGGATATCCGAAGCTTTATTTACTGTAACGACACCATGTTTGTCGAAAAATTTCCTGTTAAAAATTAACAGTATATCCTCCATTTTTTTCATGGAGTTATTGTTTTTCTATAATATACTGAGCGTCCTGAGAGCGAAAATCTTTTATTGAAGAAAGGTTCTTATCAACAAACTCATCAACTGCGGGAACCACACCGAAGTCTAACACTTTTACCTGATATTCATTATTTTGGTATGCGTTACCGCAGATAAAACCACCAGATTTTAATTTAGGCCACCAGTTCTCAAGGTCAGATTTAACAAATTCATAAGAATGATTTGCATCAATATAGATCAAGTCAAAATGCCCATCTTCGAAGTCCTGAACAGCATCAGTTGAAAACTTTTCAGATATTTCAACCACAGGGTTGCCGGAAAACCTGCTAACGACAGAAGATTTTATAGAATCCATGTCTGATTGAGGCACCGAATGCCAACGATCAGGAATATCGCTAATGCTTTTCCATGGATCAATCAAATGAAGTTTTGCAGGACTCTTTTTTAGCATTTCATTAGCGAAATCTCCTCTGTAGACTCCGATTTCTGCGCAAACATTTCCTTCAGAAATTAAATTGATAACCTGTTGGCGGCCAAATCCAAAATAAAATTGATAAGTTTCCATGATTAAAATTCGTAATTATATTCTTCTATGTCTTCCTTGTATATATTATACACGATATTCTTTGTTTCTTCTATATATAATTGTCTATAGTCCTGCTGCTTTGTCGAATTTATTTTAGGTATTACCTTTAGGGGAATATTTAAGCGTGATCTTATGCTCATGTAATCGTGATTAATGTCTTCTACTTTTCCAACGAAATCAACTCGAGCATCTAAAAAATAGGAAAAGGGCTGAAAGTGAATGCCAGAACGAACTGAACCCTCTTCGCGGATCATCATATTCTGAAATTCAGGGATTCTTCTAACGAATTCGTCAAAAGAAATTTGTTTAGCTAAATCGGCAAGCTTTTGATTTCCTTTATACCATCTATCTTTAGGGTTCATAGATTTGAAGTAACGATAACAAGAAGCTATACGATCCCACGGGTTACGAACAAAAGAAAAAGAAAAATACCCCTGATCTAAAAACTCAGAATGCTTTGATGCTGGAGCATGCCCCGAACCTAAAAAATCTAAATTAAGACTTTTGTAAACTGAGGTTCCAGCACATTTAGGTATGTGAATAAAGACACATTTTAAATCATGAGATATCATAGCCTTGTTAATTTCCTCCAGTCAACCTTGCCTGTTGTCGAATTCTTATATATTAAGCTTCCGAAATTTTTATCAGCCTCTTCTAATCTAGTTGCGCCACTATATGTAAAAAAATCTTGTTTGTATGCAACCCCATTTAACTTTTCAAAAACTGGGGAGTCCATTAATAATAAATCTAAATGATCGCTCCACGGAACTACGGACAGGATAGCTTCAATAGCTTCGATATGAAATATCTGAGCCCAGTTACCCCAAGAAGGAATAAGATTGTAGAAATTATCTTTAATGTGATATTTTTCTGAAAATTGAATGTCTGGAGAAAACTCGACAATCCCATTTTTCAACCTTTCTTTACCAGAACCAACCAAAAACTTTACGAAAAAACTATTTAAACTTTCCGCTTCTTTAATTATGAAAGAAATTTTATCCTCAATATTCTCCTCTAATAATTCGGTGTCATCCTCCAATATCAAAAACCATTTGGGAAACTCAGGATTAAAAGAATAATTTAATTGTATTTTTTTGAATAAAATTAACCAAGATAAATTGCAGCCTAATTTTCCCGGCAACCATTTCCATTTGTCTAGATATTCTTTTGTATGAAATCCAAACTTCCTGTCCATTGAGTCAAGATAATCATAATTGTCGATTGCATTTGCGGCCTCAAATAATTCCAATCCATTGAGTTTAGATTTTGTATCATTAAAATTTGAAAGACGACGCTCATCTTTTGTGAATGTTATCATGTAAGATTTAAAGTTCATTATTTCCAGTTCCATGGTTTAGATTTACATAAATACGAATCATAATTTGCCCAGCTTGGCCAACGCAGGCAGGAAACCCTGTAGCTTGCAAGCTTCATTATTTCTTGCTCTATCAAAAAAACTTTATAGTTATCTTTTATTGTATTAAGGCCAAAGTCTTTAGCAAAGAAGAAATCAAAATTATTATTTTTGATAAGTGGTTTAAAGAAATCGAACTGCTTTTCATCAGTCATGATATAAACTTTTTTGCAGTTAAATTTTTTTACATTTTTTAATATATTTGAAGGTTTTGTGCATTCTTTAGTTTGATTTAACCTATCGGACCTGCGGACATGCACACATGTATAATCTTTGAGTGATTCATATACTTTCTCAGAAATTTTTTTTAACGAGGGGTGTATAGGAATTTCTACAGAAATATCAGTAAGTTTAGAAAAAAGAGAATGGTTCTGCAGTAAGTCATTATCTTTTTTCTCTGGGATATAACTTAAAGATAATAAATTACTTGAGGGCGGTTGATCGCAAAGCAAGTACTTTTTGCCTTCGACTTTTATATCATTAAAATTAAAATAATCAGATAAATTTGAGCAAATTTCATTGCCGTGATTGTGCTTGCCAGATAATTTAAACAAAGGTGGAATTAAGTAAAAGTCATTATGATATGCATATTTAATTAGTTGCATTAAATTGCTTAATTGATGATTCAGTCCAGCAGCTCGAAGTTGAGATAAATCTACACTAATTTTTTTCTTTTTCATGAAGATTATATAAGTGTTGAAGCTTATTGCCGAGTTCAGAAGATTTAGCATAGTCACTCTCGTATTCATTAAGTTGGATATAGCCTTCTGTAGTCATTTCTTTAATATGCTCTTTATAAGCATTCGTGCCGTAAAAATTAATCAATTCATCAGGGTCTACTTTTTGGTCAAAAAGCCAAGGGTCATCATCTATGGAAACAACTAATTTTAATGAATTTTTAATAATAGCAATCCAGTTCCAGTTTCTACTGTAAACTATGCGATCTCTCTCTATGGTTTTATCCGAACACAAAATATCACTACTAAAACTTGAACCATGAAATGATTGTTTTTGATAATGCACTCCACACAAATCAAGAATGGTTGGGGCGAAATCTGGCATTGAGTGTGGTGTGTTTACCACTTTGCTTGATATTTTATTGGGATAATAAATAATCATGGGAACTCTAATGGAGCAATCATAAGGCAGTGATTTGTTGATAAATCTATGCTCGTAAAGCAAATCTCCATGATCCGAAGTAAAAACCAAAATTGTATTATCAAGTAAATTAATATTTTTGAGGCAAGAAATTATTTTGCCTACGTTATCATCAATACACTTAACCATTCCAAAATATTTTTTGATGGATTCTGGGAGCCATTTATTAGCGCGTTCGCCATTTTTTACCCATAAAGGCTGATCCATAGGTTTGTTTACTGATTTCTTCATTGTACGAGGTAGATCAAAAACAAGATCATTAAACATTGAATTATAAGGCTCTCGAACTACATTTGGATCATGAGGATCAGGAATACATAAAGTCAATAAAAATGGTTTTGTTTTATTAGATTTTATAATTTCTATGGCTTTATTTGAGAGCCAATCTGTCGTGTAATTTTCATCATTTGCTAAATCAAGATCCCAATCAGAAGTGCTGATGTTATCACCAGTTTCTTTAATAATTTTAAAATGACCTCGATTATACATATAGCGATTATGGTCGAAGCCGAAATTAGGAGAGGTTCCCCAGTCAGGCGAGTTCATTCCATTTAAGTGCCATTTCCCTACATAATTTGTTGAATACCCAGCATTTTTGAAAAAATGAGCAAAGGTTTTTTTGTTACTTTTTAAATGTTGCGACTGCCATTCAGTCCCAGCATTGATTACATTATCATAATGGCGACCAGTAAAAAATGTAGCACGGGAAGGTTGGCATATGGGAAATGGAGTTATGAAATTATTAAAAAGACATCCATTTTTAGCAAGAAAATCAATATTGGGGGTATCGACTTTGACATCTTTACCGAACTGAAACGCTTGATCTTCTGTCATTAAGTCTCGATAACAACCTAAAGTTCTTAGATTATGTTCGTCGGTATGAATAATTATTACATTTGGTTTTTGGCTCATGATCATAAAGAATCTATATATTTCAATAAATCAAAGCCATTATTTCTTTGAATCTTGTGTTGATTTAAATTAAGAACACGGCAAATTGTATCAAAAAAAGGATAAAACCCTGCTCCGATTTTTTTATCCGAAAGCGTTTGTGCATCGACTTCAATAACTAAAGTATCGGGTTGACAAAAAAATAAATTAGCCATGCAAGCTCCATGAGCACATATAATAATTTTCGCATAATGAAAATGCATGATTTGATCTTTAAAATCCATATTTTCCAGAATAACAGAGCCAAATTTATCTTTATATTTTTTACTTAGCATCTTTTCCGCCCTGTCTATACCTTTAATTTCACGACGCTCTTTACCATTTGTTAAATTGTTATTTTGTTTTTTTAAATATGGATCAGAGATTAGATCTACTCTTTCTCCTCTTTTTATTAAAAGCACCTCTGGATAAGAAGCATCAGGGGATTTGTCAATACCTAAGGACTGAAAAATAAAATGAGCAAATTTGCTAAAGTCTTGAGTGTTTTCGTGAGAAGGCAATCTTTCAATGACTTTTTCTTCGCATTCAATTTTGTCAAATGCTGTTTGATCTACTTCTATGTTTCTGCAATTGAATATTTCTTCATATATTTTTTCAAAATTACCTAATGTCTGATCTAAATTTTTTATTCTAAAAACATGGTCATGCTCAGGTATACCAGAGAGAACTTCAGGAAAAACACAATCACACATAAAATGTGCGAAATGAAATAAATTGCCGCCTTTTCTTTTGTTTTTAACTTTTATCAAACTCATAATCAAATAGCCTTATGTCTTTTGAGAATTTTTCTGCAACCATATTTACACTACGATCATTATAGAAATAAGAATAATGAATGCCTTTAGGTTTTGGGGATACTTTTTCTCTATCTGGACCGGTTGTTATAGGTTTAGAGTTTTCGTGAGGAAGCTTAGTTTTAGCCTTGCCTATTTTTTGACATACAAAATCGAAGTCTTGCTGTAAGTTTTCAAACTTACCTATAAAATCAATGTCAAGATCGAAATAATCACTGTGAATACAGCTATGGGCAGTAAGCCGCTCTTTTTGCTCATACCATCTTGAAATATATTCATTAAAATCTTTTGTATAACACTGACCATTATAAAAATATTGTGAAACCATCTTGTCCCAAGGGTTTCTTGTGAATGAAAAAGTAAAATAATCATCCCATTTGCCTTTTGTTATCGATTTAATATCAGAAGCTGGAACATGAAATTGTTTTTTTCTCATGTTCAAAGCGGAGCAAACAGAGACACCTCCTGTTTTAACCACATGAATAAAAATACATTTATATTGATGATTAATCATTTGTTGATATCTAATCTTAATACCACCTTGTCTGGCCAAGGATTAATTTCTTTTGGGACGATTCCGCATTTTTTCAAAAATTTTGCAACAGCTAAATCTTCATATATATGATGATACCTAATTTCAGAAACTTGGTGAAAATTTTTAAATTTTTTAACAGCTTCAGAGCTTAAGAAATAAGTGGCTCCTCCAGCAGCCCAATGAACATAATCACCATTATATCTTTTATTGTACCAAGGAGAATCTTCTCTTACTCTACCAATATGCCAGCCCCTCTTGCCTTCTTTAGTTTTTACTTGAAAGCCTGCGTAATCATAATCTGCGAGCGATTCAATTAACTGATTTTCTCTACTAGGATTCCATCTGACCCAATCAATATCGTCATCTATTTTCCAAAAATAATCATAATTTTTATGATAATCATTGTTAGCTAAGTAATTATAAATTGCAAACATCTTCTCTGGCAGGTCTTCATATAGATCGCGACATTTTAATTGTATAACATTTTCTTCCAGTTCCTTTTCCTCTTCTCCACCAGTAAAGATCAAATAGTCACCAAGATTCCATTTTTCAACTCGAGCTTTAATTTCCTTAACTCGATGAATATACTTTTGACAGCATACAAAAACTTTAAGTATTCCACTTTTCATTAAAATAACCTTTACCTACTGATCGACTTTCATTTCTATTAACTTTTTCGTGATCCAGATGATAACCTTTGCAGTTAACATTAATTATGATTTCGTTGCCAGCCATCTTTGCTCGCTTTGCGAAATCAAAATCTTCACCACCCCAACCTTTGAATCCTTCATCTAAACCTTCGATCTCATTAAATACACGAGCAGGACACGACCAATTTCCTCCGTACATATACCGAGGGGGTATTGGTTTTTCATGGATTAAATAGGGGCGCTTAATTTTATCTATGAAATCTTGACGGCGATCACCATTTTTAAGCGAATCAATATAGTTGAAATCATTATGTATTTTTTCAACAGTAACTTTTGGAACATCATTAATTGGTATGGATAAACAAAGACCTGCAATTAATTTATCGCCATACTTCAAATGCTCAGATACAAAATCTGGACTCCAAATAACATCAGAGTTGCCAAAGATAAAGCGATCACCAGAAGCTAAGTCAGCGCCTCGATTCCAAATATACGCAAGTCTATAACCTTCATTTGGGCGGCTAAAATATTTTATACCTTCTTTTTCTAAGTATTCTATTGTCCCGTCTGTTGAACCATCATCTGCTATAATGAGCTCAAAATCTTTTTCCGTTTGAATCTTTAATGTTTCAACACTTAATTTTAAAGCTGGCAAATTATTATAAGCCGATAATATTACTGAAGCTTTCATATTTGATGAATTTTTTCTTCTGGGAATTGAAGATGACAAACACCAGAAATCATCATATTTTTATGAGCTGGATCAAGTATTCGCCTTCCTCTTACGAATTTACACAATTTAATATGATATTCCTGATTTAATAAATAATGTTTTTTGAGATCGTTTCTTTCAACGCATTGTTTTAAAAAGTTTTCGCAAGACCATCCATCAATATAATCCCATGTACAATTATTGTAATCTTTGATTGTCTTTATATATTCATAGGTTTCATTTATATAATCTTCATTGTATAAATAATCAATCTTGTCGGCACGAATAAAATAAAAATTTGTTTGAGGGTAAAAGTGATTATTATAATGTCTGGTATAATTGAAGTTATAAGCTTTTAGATCTTCAACCTTAAATCCATTTAAGTAAATAAAATCTACATCAGGTACATTGATATTAAGTATTGAATCATTAAATATAACATCATTTGAACTTTTTAACGCCCATTTTCCACCTTTTGATTTGCATAAATTAATTAATGCGTTTTCGCTATCAGCGATTCCAAAACCATGCCCGCGATTTTTTTCTATATCAATGACATGACAATCCGGAAAGTATTTCTTCCATAAAGAATGATTTTTCTGAACTAAAGAATCGGATAAATGGGAATAAGTTGTAGCTACTGCAATATGTTTAAATTGCTTTAAGATAGGTAAGTTATACTTAATATATTTTTGCTCAAGTAAATCTATAGAAGAAGTTGAATCTATATAACCATTGGATAAAAACCAACTTTCATTAATTATTTCTTTTAAATTCACTTCCAAAAATCATATATACCCTTATCGATCTCGTACTTTTCCCATTTAAAAATCTCACGGACTGGTTGTGTTTGAGCCCATTTCCACATTTTTGCTAAACCATCTTGCAGAGAAACGGTATGCTTGAAGCCTAAAATATCAACAGATTTTTTATAAGTAGGAATGGAATGCTTAACTTCGTGACGAGCCTCTTTATATATAGACTCTCCATCCTCGATGATTTTAAGTAAAATTTTATTAGCTTCATTAATAGAATGCTCTTCGACCCCACCAAGATTTATAATTTCTTTTGAAGATTCTTTTTTGATTGCAGCATTATATAGTGGCTGTAAAATATCATCAACGCAACTAAATGCCCGCGTTTGCTCGCCATCTCCAAAAATAGACATTGGTAAACCTTGCATATACTGAAACATCCAGATGCCTAAAACGTTTCTATATCTATCCCAAATATTTTGCTTTGCGCCATATACATTATGGGGCCTGATAATACACCAATCTAATCCATGTTGCTCACCAGCAATTTGAATATCCATTTCGCAAGCATATTTTGCAACTCCATATGGATCAATTGGAGCTGGAGTCTGCTCTTCTTTAAAGATTCCTCCATCTCCATGACCATAAACAGCCAAAGAAGAAGTAAAAACCAATCTGCTAACATTATGAGTAATGCATGCATTAATAATAGCGGCAGTCGAAACAGTATTATTTAGGTAGTTAAATTTTCTAATAAAGGGACTTAATCCTTCTGCTGCATAAGCCGCCAAATGAAAAACATAGTCTATTTGATGCGTTTTGAAAATTTCATCTATATCATCCTTATGCAAATTAGCTTGATAAAAAATCACTCTTTGATCTACATTCTCTATATAACCGCCGCTAAGATCGTCAATCCCGATAACGTTCACATTTGAAATGTTTTCTAAAAGCCAATCGGCTAGCCTACTTCCAATGAGGCCCGCAACACCAGTAATTAGTATGTTCATATCTTGATATACACTTTATTATTTAAATTCATATCCGAAATGCTCAATGTCCTTCGCGTATTTTTCTGCAACGACACCACGCATTTCATCATCATAATATTCAGTATAGTATTTATGTTTCGACTTATTGTTCCAACGAAGTTTGCGAATCGGTATGCCCATCTTGTTACATATAAAATCCCAATCCTTTTGAATTGTTTCAAACCTGCCTATAAAGTGAGGTATTAAGCCTCCATCGTAATCACATATCCACTCGTGTTGAGGTCTAAAATGAATTTGATCAAAAAGAGAGTCGTCCCAATTTAACACAAGGTCTCTAAAACTTTTATATTTAGATAAATATTTTTTAAAGTCTAAAGCGTCATTTTTGCAATTCCCGCCCTGTTTTAAATAGTGGAAACTGGAAACTAAGCGATCCCAAGGATTCCGCACAAAAGTAAATATAAAATCATAATCATGATAATTAATATCTTTTAAGAATTTAAACTCTTTTAAGTTAGTATCGTGACCCTGATAAAAATAAGGGCATGGATTAGGATTAAGGGAGTTACCTGCGCATTTCGGTATATGAGCGAAAAGCCACTTTTTTGATTCACATTCCATAGCTCATGATTATATGAATATTGTAAATTGCATATCAACAATTTCAATCTCAAGGTTATGGCGTCTTACGAACTCGTCTACCGCAGGTTTAGGGCCTCCTCCACCATCACTTCCCGCTCCAGATTTTGGATTGTTTGCCCAAAGACCATAGTCATCACCGCATAAATACCCACCCTGCTTTATTAAAGGATAATAAAATTCTAAATCTTTTTTTACTCCATCATAACTATGATCCCCGTCAATATAGACCCAGTTAAAATATTTTTCAGGAAAGGAAACCTGAGTTGAAAATACTCGGTGAATCTCCACATTGTTTAATTTTCTAAACTTGTTTGATACAGTTTGATAAACTTTATTCATGATTTCTTGATTGGCTGAGTAGCATCTTTCAATTACGTCTTGCGTTTTCCACGGGTCAATCAAGTGTAGCATAGAAGGTTTGCGTTTTAATATTTGAACAGAAAGGTCGCCTTCCCATACGCCTACCTCTGCGCAGACATATCCTTCTTTAATATATTTTAATGTATAATGGTTATCTTGATTTTTCATATACTATCCTCGAAATTTGTAACCAAAATGCTCAATGTCTTTTGCGTATTGTTCTCCAACGATTTGTCTCGTTTCGCCATCATAATATGCTGTATAGTGTTCGTGGCCATTTCTGTTTTTATGAGGTAACTTCACTTTAGGGATCTTAAGTTTATCAAAAACTTTATCCATACCATCGGGATCTTCTAGTTTAAAAACATAATCCATTAACAAATTGCCATCTTCATCAGCAAGCCAATTAAATTGAGGGGATGCTGGATAATGCCTGACGAAATCTTTAAATTCAGTATGGTTATGTTGGCCTTTTTTAAGCCTATATGCCCATGATGAAACCCGTCTTTCCCAAGGGTTTCGTACTACAGAAAATTTATAATAACCATTCCAGTCCCAGTCTTGAGATTTGAAATGAGATTTTAGATTAAGTGCTGTTGTGTGATGTTTATATGGTGAATTTCTATCATTAACGCTTACTATATCGCTATATGGATCAATAACAGATCTGACTGATGTACTGCCAGTTTTCGGAACAGCGATAAAAACAAATTTATGTTTGTGAGATATTCTCATAACTTATAGATGAATCTTGTTTTGACTTATTCCATTTTTTTACATTGTTTTTCTCGTTCCATTCTCTACCAATATGATTAAATACTCCATTAAAATGAACACGTTTAACATTTTTAAAATGATCTTTATCTTCTTTTTTTCTGTTGCGATGATAGTCAATTAAAAGCTGTTCAGGGTCCTGTTTTTTACCATCATTTAAAATATATGGTTCGTAAACATGCTCAGAAAAAAACTGCTTAGCCCACATAGACGGATGGAATGAGAATTCAAAAAGATGATTTGGATGAAAGCCAATATAATCATAATCGCTGTCTATTAGCTCTTTTATGTCATAACTAATATCGTGCTTCTTATCATCTTCAAGCCAAAAAACATATCCTTGGTCGCTAAGTTCATTAATGCTATTTTGGCATGAATTAATACAATTACTGGCGGCAGTGAAAAAACAAGGGTCAGAAGCGCAAGTTATCGTATGATTAATATCTTTTAGGATGTATGAAAAATTTTTATGAGTTTCAGATTGATCTCCAAGTGCAGGATCTATATTAACAAACCAATGGCATTTAATTTTTTGCTCCCTTAAATCGTTAGCAAAAGACATGAGGCATTCGGTGTGCAATTCGGGGCGGCAAATTGCTGTAGTTATTATATATAAATCATTCACTTTTTACATAATCATTACCATTTGAGAATCAATTATGGTTTCATACCATTTTTTATTTACAGCCTCTACAGAAAAATGCTCTAAGCTAAAATTGAAAGCGTTATCTATGATAGTTTGACACTCTTTTGGGTGATCATTTGCCCATTCAATTTTTTCAATCAAGTCAGAAAGATCTTTTTTAATAGGAATATAATGAACCATAGGTATAAGGTATTCTTCATAGTAAGCTTTGTGAAATCTTTCTTGTAAAAAAGTCAACCTATTGGATTGAAGAAAATATTTTACCCGAGGGCTCCATCCTGAAGCCTGTAAATCAATAAAGTACTTAAAATTGACAACAGCATCCTCTAGGGATACAAAATTAGGATCATTAGGATTTGGCTTTGCAAATTTAGCGTCAATCAAATCAGGGCGAGACAAAGAAAGATCAACTAGTGGGCCTCTTAATTTGGGGTATTTAGTTCCCCTCCAAAACATTTTTGAAGATTTTGGGGGTAGTTTTCCTGCTGAGCGAATTTTTGGAAAATACTTATCGTATTTCATAGCGCACCAGTTCCAGAATGTGAAATCAGGACAACAAATAAAATCAGGATGCCTCTTTAATTTAGGAGGGCATTCTGGCTCGTCTTTGTCAATATATGATTGAAATAAAATAGGCTCTTTTGATTCATTTATTATACTGTCTAAAGGGGGGACATCAATAAAATAGATCTTTATAGCTTTAAAATTTGGTAGAGATAAGGAATTGTCGGCTCTTTCAATCTGTTTGATAAAACTTATTGCTTTTGAGTTTTTAGATTCAAACTTCCAAGGGGAGTGATCATAATAATGAAAAGCAATCTTTCCCGAAACCTTTTCAATCACAACACGACCAAATCTAAAACGATCCTCCTCGAAAGGAAGATCGTAAAGATGAGGGTTCCCAATAATTCTAGTTGGTTTAAGATTATCCACTTTTACGTTTTAAGTTATTATATTGATTGTCATAAAATTGACTAATGCTTTCATCCAAATCTGGAGCTCTAGCCAAAGGGTTTTTTGCCAATGTGATTTCGCGTATCAAAAGCTCAGAAATATGAAGAGCTAACAAGAAAGGCCATCTCTCACTAGAAAAGTTTTTAAATTTTGGATTGCCACTATTAATTAACACAGTAAAATCTGAAACGTCATCGACTCTTGACATAACATTTTTTTGATCTTCTCCAAAATCAATAATTCTATACCTGATTCTTTTGGACTTATCTTTCTTTTTATTAGCAAAACGACGCCAAGGGTTATTACGTGGAGGAGGGGGCGGAGGAGGGTCTTTTTGATCCTCTTCAGGACTTGGGTCAAAATCATCTTTCCTAAGCATAGCAAAGACAGCCTTTCCTCTCAAGTCTTCTTTTTCGAGGTCAGGTTTATCTTCATCATCTTCATCATTTTCAGACCCATCCTCATCATCCCACAAATCAGAGAAATCGTCTTCATTAAAATACTCGGCGAGCATTTTAGAAACCTCAGAAGCTAATGCATCAAGAATATCCATCTTCTCTTCTTCGTTTAATTTAATATACTCTATAATCCATTCAAGGATTACCTCGTAGCAAGCTTTTAAAAATGGAAGAGTGATAGGATGATCATCTCTTAAACCGTGATGAGATAAATCTTTCGCAGGCATTCCTGTATTATCAAGAACTTCAGAAAGGTCGTTACAGGAAATGAATCCAATTAGCTTATTAAAAATATCATGTACTTTACCTTCGTTTTCAAGAGCTTCATCACCTTTAGAGTCAAGCCAAGTTAACACGCTTTTGACCAGATCAGGATCAGAAAGATGAAGTGGGCAAATTTTAACTTTAGATACGATATCTATATTTTTAAGAGGATGGTTTTTGATTACAGACCTGTCATAAACCAGAGAAAGTCTAAATTCTACATTTGATTCGCGTTCTTCTCCGTAATAATCGTATTTAAATTTTCGATTAATGATTGGTATGTTAGAGCCCGGAAGCTTATATGAAAAATCCAAGCTTTCGCCGTTAACAAGTAATTTAAATTGCTTGCCTTCTTTTTCTAATTGAGGCACAAGAAACCCAAAAAAAGTAGAAAGCTCAGAATCAATAGCTTTTTTATTCCATCCAGTTGACTCTATATGGCTTTTTGTGGAATGTATAATTACTTTTGTTCCTGAAGGAGTTTTAATAGAGCAATCTTCAGCATTTATCTCTTTTAAGGAAGGAGAGTACTCATTTAAAAACTCAGAATCAGATGGGCAATATTCGACAATAAAGCAACGTCCGTGTTTATTTTTAGTTTCAATAGACCAATGTATATTGGTTTCATTAGAAAGTTTATCATTAGCTAGTTTTCCGCCTATACCCATCTGTCCTAGCCTTACGCCTTGGCCTTCAGTTAAGTCATAAGAATTGCCAAAAACAAAATACTTATCAAACGCATTCATGCCGCTCTCTGGATCTTTTTCGTGATCAAAACCCTGACCGTCATCAGTAATTATAGCAGAGCAAGTGCTATCACCAAAAGATTCATGCTTTAACTCAATAGAACAAAAAGTCGCAAAATTTTGAATAGAATTTTTTACCAGCTCAGTAAATGCCTGAGGGATATTAACGGTAGATTGAAGAAGCCGACTAAGGTTTGCTCCTGTTTTGATTTGTATATTGTCCATGATAATTATATTACACTATATAATAGCTCTGTCCTGTTCTGTTTTACTAGATTCGCTTTATCTTTCATGAATCCTTTTATGTTTCTACGATTCCGCTTAAAGTCTTTTTCTTTTAATGGATTAATCGCTATGCAAAAATGTTTTATTTTATGTTTAGAGCAGTCAATCTTCTGGAGAAATTCAAAGGCATGATCAGGATCTATTATAGATAAAAAATCAATTTCTTTATGAATATGCATAAGTGAGCATAAGGGATTTTGTAGAGACCTAATTACTTTATGACCTAAATATTTTTCACCGACAAAAACATTAGAATCCCTTTCCGGATTCCGGAACGGGCTGATTTCGACACATTTTAAATTCTTCTGAAATTTTGTTTGTCGCAAAAACCAACGATCACTCAGCCATTTACTGGGCGAATTGACAACCTCGCCACTTGGAAGCTTTATTAAGTTAATAACCTGTTTGCTTGGGTTGTCGATACGTGAAATTAAACTTTCCATTTTTTCCTATCAATAAATGACTGTTTTTTATGTTCAGCTTCTTTTCTTGTATTAGGGTGCCAAACATATGTTTCGTCTTCAATTGGGCCGCGCTTAACCAGAGGCTTGCTTAAAGCTAGTAAAGACAACTCGTTATAATTATAGTCCTGATCTGCAGTATTATCAATAGTTAATTCGTCTCCAAAATCATGGAGTTTAGAGGAAGGTCGATTGTTTAGCAAAAATTTATTGAAATTTTTCTGATCAGACCCTTTAATTTCACGTGTGTTTAAAAAACGATCCAAGTAATCAATTGTTTTATAATTGCTACGAAAAAATATCCAACCCATGCAGCATGTGAATCCGAAAGCTTCGCGAACTTCTGGCGGAAATGCTCCACTGTGACGGACAGTCGATACAATAATATCGTGATTATTAGATTCGATTAAATCGGGTATTGGATTCTTGAGCCAAAGAGCGTCAGTATCAGAATGAATAATATCATAACCCTCCTCAAGATACTTCTTGAAAATCAATGTTCTGCGCATTGTATGTTTGCACCCAGAGATCCAATCGTCGTTGAATTCATCTAAGACTCTAGAGTGACAGCCATGAGATTTTAAATACTCATCAGATTCAGGGTCTAAGCACAAAACCTCATAGTTATCTATAGATAACTCTTCTAAATGCTTGACCCAGTTCAGGGCAACTTCTCTATAAGGATAGTTGCAAAATGATATAATTTTAAGATTCATTTAAAATAATTGGAGATTTTAATTTGCTATAATGAGTGGTATAGTATTTTTTATGAGAGCTTAAGTTTGGCAACGAAGATGGTTCTAGATCTCCTGCGTAATTTTTAGGTCTAAAAGTAAATTTATAATCGCCGCTTTCCATCATTGGATGGATTACGGATGTGTACATTAACGGGCCAGTCATTAAGGTTACAGCAAACTTTCCAATAGCTTTTTGCGATGCTGTATTTATATTATGAATACATTGTTTAATTACAGCTGATAAAAAATCATGATTTGGTACGCATCCAATAAATAGATTTTGATATTCGCCATGACCAGTCTTTAATCTAGGCTCCCAGTATGCCTCAGGCCAAGAAGAAACTAGATATTCATCATTATCAGAAACAATTTCTCGAATAGGCCTTTTGAATCCAGTCTTAAGATCAATATAAATTCCACCGAGTTTATAAAGTAAAAGGTATCTAAAAAAGTCAGATCTTGCTGGGCCGTACTCTGGATTGATTTTATGGTAAGCCCGATTTACTTCTTCATCATAATTTGATGATATGAAATCTTCAATATCATTGTCATCATAAAGTATGTATTGATATTCTGGGTTGTTAGATTTTAATTTGTCAATTAAATTAATTAATTCATTTGGCAAATCCTTTTTAGGAAATGTTTGATGTATGATTTTGGGAATCACTTTTTGATACTATTGTAAAAGTAATCATCTAAATTATCACACTTTAGTATATCACCTTCGTTTGTTTTTACCCATTTTCTATAAAAAGCCTTAAAGTTAAGCTTTAGTTCAGGCCCAGACATTTCTCTTAATTGATTATCTATATTATCAACGACACCAGTATCTTTTATGATAGAGAGAAGCCTTTTTGCGCTTGAAAGAGACGTGATATAACCCTCTCCCCATTGAAAAAGCCTTACTATGTTGATATCATTATCAAGTAGACTCCACTTGTCCGACATTATGTCATTTAAGGAGTCGAAAAAGCCGGGGAGAAGCTTAGCATCATCCTCAAGAAAAAGAGCGTAAGGAATTTCATTATCTATTTGAAATTTTAAAAACTTAACCTTCGTTATCCAGCAAGCAAGTGTACCGTAGGTGTTGAAATCATTTTTAGGGCCAATCTTTAGTTTGTGAAACTGCACATCTAGATTAATGAATTCATTGATGGTTTCATCTTTATCATAGCCATTAACCGATTTTACAATATTGACAAAAGGAAAAAGCTTAGTTGTTTTGTTGACATATACCAGCCTATCTTCAGTTAAGAGTGAAAGAATGTATGTCTTATATTTCATAGCTAAAAAGATCGAAGTCTTTCTTGTAGTAATTATACACTTTTTCTTTTAGCTCATCGGTCCATTTAAATGGCTGCTTGAATGTTTTCGAGTTATATGCATGGGGTAATTTTAATTCTGTTACGCCTATGTTAGAGCAAACCTCATTAAATCCTTCATTAAGATTCTCAAACTTTCCTATAAAATCACAGGTAAATTCGGGGTTAATTTTATCTGAAAAATAATGACCACCATTTAAATGAGGAAAAAATTCAAACTGAGGCAAAGTATGATATTCATCGTATTCGCTCCATAAGTTTTCATTGTCTTTGCGGTAATCAAGATCAGTAGTTAGTAATACATATTCTTCGAATGATACCCCGCATTCTTTATTGTAAAAAGGAAGGTTGCCTTCTTTGGAAAATTTTAGCTCACCCCATTTCCATGCAGAAACAAAACGGTCATAAGGATTGCGAACAAAAGAAAATACATAATAATCCAAATGGTCATTTAGAAAATGAGAAAAGCCACGTTTTCTTAAAATTTTCTGAGGTATTTCTGGATCTACTTGCCGCAAGAACCTTTCGACAGATGTGCCTGCCGCTTTGGGAATGTGCAAAAATATACATTTATTTTTATGAGAGATCATGGAACTTTCTTAAATATAAATTCAAAACCTTTATTGTTTTGGCAAAAAAATTTAAAACAAGATTCTTGATTCTTTAAGGGCCTGTCTTGATAAAAACAAAAGTTAGAAGCTACCCAATCTTTTAGAATTTCATCAAGATTAAAATGAAAACTTTCAATAACAAACCTCATGTGATCAAGAGTTGAACAAAAAAAGTTGTCACAACCATACTCTTCGTAAAGCGAACAAGTTGAGCTTAATGATTTTTTGCTATGAGAAGAAGCTATCGTCTTTACGAAATCCAAATGGCTCAATGGTTTTATCCATTTTTCATGCTTCGGGCTTCGGCAAAAATGGTCTAGATTATTGTTAAATATATCAAACCTAGTGTTCACCGCAAAATCATAGCCATTTGAAACCTGTGAAATATTTTGATACATTCCAGCCCACATATATTTCCAGCCAATAGTTGGGCATCGGCTTGTTCCAATTTTTCCTTCTAGGTTTCCATGCAATTCTAATTTAGAATCGTCTAGAACTAATAGACTTTTAATTTTAGACTTAATTGAATCGTCAAAATACGAAAGAACTTGCTCGTCATTAACTGAAAGTTTTTCAATTTTTGAGTTCCTCCAAGATTTAAAGGCTTCTTTTTTGTTCCAAGTTTGAATGTATAAATCAAAATCAATTATATCTTGACATGACAGTAAAAAATTATTAAGCTTACGATTCCTTAGAGAATTTCGAATATGCCCTCTAATTAAAAATGCTACTTTAGGCTTCATTCTTTTAATTTAGTCATTACTTGTTTTACTGCCATCCACATATCTAGATATTTATATGTCGCAAGCCTACCAAGAAATATCACATTCTTTTCTGCGCTTGCGGCTGTTTTGTATTTATCATATATTTCTGTTCCCCCATTAAACGGCTTTGGGTAAATGGGTTCATTTTTGCCTTTTTCATATTCCTCTGGATAATCTTTGGTTAGTATAGTATATTCTGGTTTTTCATTTAAGTATACAGCGCTATCCATAGTTCTATTAAAGGGTTTTTTATTGCACTCATTTATAACTGCACCTAGTTCATATGAAAACTTTGTTTCGTCTCTTTTGGTTTTTGTATGCTCAAATCTAAGCGATCTGTAGGGTAAGTGGCCAAATGAGTCATTGAAATATTGAGATATCGTTCCTGTCCAAACCATCATATCTCCCTTCAGATTTTTATAGCATTCTTTATCAACTCCAAGATTAACCTTTATGCCATCAAGCATTGAATTAAACATTTCGGTATACCCATTTTCAGGTATCCCTTGATATTTGTCTGTAAAGTAGCGATCATCATAGTCAGCTCTCTTATTAGGTACCCTGCGACTTATGCTTTTAGGCAAATCTGACCAAGGTATTCCCCAGTGTCTTTCTGAGTAATCTACAAATAATAAATCTTTAATTTCTTCTGGAGTCAAGTCCCTGCCTAATTGCTCTTCTGTTTTTTTACTAAAAGGTATTGATAGTAAACCTTCTTTAGTATTCGCCCTTACCTTATGTTTATAATCATTAAATTTAGTATATCTATTTAGAAATTCCCAAACATCTTCATCATTTGTGTGGAATATATGAGATCCATACTTGTGAACAGTTACGCCGTCTTGTTTCTCGTCATAGCAGTTACCTGCTATATGATTTCTGGTTTCAAATATTTCTACATCATGCCCCTGTTCTTTCAGTAAAATCGCCGCAGTAACACCTGAGAGACCGCATCCTATAACATTAACTTTCATTTTTAAGCCTTATTTTTTCTGATAAGGATAATTCTTTATACATACTGAGTATGTGCTCTTGCTTGGAGAAATTAGATTGAGGACCAAAAGAAAAGTGAGACACCAAGGAGTCAAGTTTAATAAAATTGCCCGCCCCAGAGTTACAACTAACAAAAGATTCGTCACTCAAAATCAAATCATTATGCAAATACTTCCTCCATCCTGCCCCTGTTATTCCAAACATATTAATTGAAAGTCTGGATCCATAAAATTTTAAATCTTCAGAGTTTATTATAAAAGATTTAGGATCTTTTAAAAACAAGCCATGAATTAAAAAGGCTTTATTTTTGTCTTGAGACCAATTTGAAAGTGGGGTACTTGTGCGTTTGTCACTGGTAAATTGATAATCTACTTTATAATCAAACAAATCGTGGACTCCGTATTCTTGTTGCCAGTATGCGCAGACATCGTTGTTTACAATGTTTGGGTATAAAAAATAATCATCACATATTGATTCAATATATTTTTCAAAACTGTCAACGTCTATATATACAATGTCATCGTCGCATTTAATTATTTTGTCACAGTCTGATGAATTATCACGATAATAATTATAATAACTACTCCATTTTTTTCGAATAGTTTTCCCGTCTTTGTTTTTGAAGAAATATTTTTCTGGAATTTTTAGATGATAATGCTTGTTTTTGAGGCAAGTATTCTTGATGTATTCTTTATTTTCAAGATCTATCTTGCCGTTGTTTGGATTTTGGGTATAGTCCCACAAATGAACTTCGTCAATTATATCTAAATCAAGAAGAATATCTAAATATACAAATAGAATTTCTAAAAATTTTTGACGACCACAGAATACTGTTAATATTTTTTTATGCATTATTTAATAATGTTTTCCAGATTTGATTTATGTTTGGTACCGAAAAAGTTGAGCGAGCGAACTTAAGGGCGTTATCTATTATTTGTTTACACTCTTCTTCGTTAGATTTAGCCCATTTAATTTTTTCAATAATGTCAGAAAAGTCATATGCTACTGGAATATAATGAACCCATGGTTCAAGGCTTTTTTCAAAAAAGCATTTATGATAATGGCATTGTAAAAATAGTAATCTACCACTTAATAACAAATACTTTAATCTACCACTAAAACCAAACGCTTGGGTGTCTATTACGTACTTATATTTTTCAAAAGTATCAAAAAGGCTCATTCTGTGCTGTTGATTTTGACCTCCAACATGATGTGCATCAATATAGTCTGGGTATTTTTTAGTTAATTTACAAAGGTTTTTTCTACTTTCTATCCTAGCCGCGCCTCTCCAGCAAATTTTAGGAATTGCATCGTCTTGCAGTTTTAAATCTAAAAGGTCATCATACATTTTAGCATGATTAAAACTTAACCAGTTAGAAAAATTAAAGTCGGGACAACAAATCAAGTCTTTATGATACTGCTCCCTTTTAAAAGTGTTTGGATAACATTCAACTTCTTTATCAATATAGCATTGCGACAGAACGGGTTCTGAGCTACATTCAACCATGCTATAGCCGGGGTTATTGTCTGTTGTGTACAACCTTACATAGCTAAAGTCATTAAACATAACATCTTTGTCAGCCCTTTCAATTTGAGAAATAAAAGCATGTGGCCTGTGATCTCCGCCATATGTATGAAATTCTAATTTACCATCTTGTTTTCTAAAAACTAATCTAGTATTCCTAAACTTCTGCCCCCAAGAAGTTTCAGGGCATTCTGACTGATTATCAAAAATTTTAGGGTCACCTATTTTTTTCATAAATTAACTCCATTTCCTTGTCGCATGCGCTTAAGACTTCTTCAGTTATATAACTAACCTTCGTGTCAGTCCATTTATTTTCGTTTCCTTGAAAAAACCCTATTCTGTTTTGTTTGACAAAAATGACATCCCATGGAGAATGAGGCTTATTCCACCATTTTATTTTAGTTAAATTAGTTCTCTTGCCTAAAGCGTGAAAACCAAACTCAATATCAACTGCATCTTTATATGTAATCATAACCTTATCTTTTATAAAGTTATAAAACTTTTCAGCATGATGGTGAGTCATGAAATTAAAATAACCTAGATTATCTATCGTTCCGCAAACATCAAAACCTTGATCTATTTTAGTGGTAAATGGACTTTCCCACTCTGGACCTCTAAAATACGGACCTTTACAACTGTCATTCATAATTATGAAATAATCAAAATCATCGAATGAATTTATTCTAGATAAGTTGTCAAAATGGCTTTTCATACAAAAGCCTACATTCTCCGAAGGTCTAAAAACTTTAACGTTTTGGTTGGCAGAAACATCTACTGAGAAAGTTTCTGATTTGCAGTCGATGGAAAGGTAATGGTTTTCCTTTAAGCCATGCTTAATAAAAAACTCTAAATTTTTCTTAGTATTCTTTTTTTCAAAATAAGAATAGCTTATAAAGATATTGCAGCTTTTCATAAACTATTCTCCAAATTTATAGCCAAAATACTTTATATCTTTTGCGTATTTTTCCGCAACGATGTGACGAGTCTCATCGTCATAGTATTCGGTATAGTGTTTATGTTTTGTTTTGTTTTTGTGCGGAAGTTTTTGTCGTGGAATTGCTATTTTGTCGCAAATAGCATCATAATCATTCTGTAGGTTTTCAAATCTACCCACAAAATCTACAATGATATTTTTGGCATTATCGCAAATCCAATCGCACTGAGGTTTAAAATGTATCTGATTGAGATAACTTTCATCCCAATTTAAAATTACGTTTCTAAAACTCCCATATTTAGAAAATAAATTATTATAATCTTTTAGGTCGTTAGGGTTGTTGCCTCCATTTGATAAATATTTATATGATGAAACCAATCGCTCCCAAGGGTTGCGAACGAAAGTAAAAGAAAATTGCGAATTTTTTCTTAACTCACTGTCTTTATAATATTTGAAATTTTCGTTTCGTAAATTATGTCCAAATCGTGTATAATATTGCGGTCTAACTACAGAACAACCTCCGCATTTAGGTATATGTATATATATATATTTATGTTTATGATTGATCATGTCAATAACACTTCTCTTGAAAGTTGATATGAAAATTTGGTATACCTTTGTATAAGCAAAATTCATTAAAGCGACTGAAGTTCTTAAATAAGAAATTAGTCTCTTGCAATAGATAAAAATCAATCAAAGCTTCTTTGGCAATCTTAGTCCTGCCATAATTCTCTTCTTTTTCAATAATATCTGAAGTGGACTTTTCACCTTTTTCGTGACCAGTACCACATCCCGGCGGAGCAAAATACCTATCAGCAACTATAGATTGAGGATACGCATTTTGGAATAAATCAACAAACTGACGAGAGTCAGAAGCAATGAAAAATTTGTAACCGTCGCAAGCTTTTAAAAATGCACGTGGTGAATCAAAAAGAACATGATCTATCCTCTCTTTAAAAATGTGGAAAATGGTTTCAATAGGATTTCTTTCTCCTTGAAAACGATTAGAGTTTCCTGTTTTGGGAGGCAAAACTTCGCCGTTAGAGCAACGGGCATGAACACCAACAATATAATTACCAGAAAAATTAGAATAGGCAAAGGACTCCATTGGTATAGAGACAGATTCGCTAGGAATAATCCTTTTAAAACAATTAAAAAATTTCAAAGAATCTTGTTTGTCTTTAAGTGGGTTTTTTATAACCAATTTAGAATCATTATGCATTTCCGCTTCTTTTTTATTAGCGTCAATTTCATCTTCATTAGTGATTATATTAATATCAGTATCTATTCCTGAAAAATATTCATGGAATAAATTTTTGTCACCCTTGCTCATCCATGCGCCGCGAAAGTCGATAAGCATATCTTTTTTATTTTCTTCGCAATACAAAAGAGCGTTTGTTAGATGCCAGAGGGTGTCACCCCATCCAGTATCACGAGTAAAATAATAATAACTGCTCACAACTCGACTTTCTCTTCTCCATATTTATCAAACATTTCTTGATAGTTTGATATTTTGTCATAAGCTTTTTTGCCAAAGACTCTTCTGTCTGTGCCTAAAAAATTAGATACATTGTTTTCGTCGATTTCAACACCTAAATATTCTATGATTTTATTGAATTGCTTCACTCGCTCTTCGTAGGTTTCTAAGCTATATAAATCTTCGTACTTAGAAACAAAACTATTCTTGGGTAGAAGATTATGGTAGTAAGGTAGGTATTTTTTGTACCATCGCACCCGGCGTTGAATCGGGGGCTCTTCAAGATCTTGATATTCAAAAGAATCAACTTTTGATTTATGCTCCTTATTCTCTCCTAGCTGCCAAACTTGAACTTGGTTTGCGAGCTGCCAAGAGATAGCAGGGTAAAAAGCGCTTTCTCTATATTGGAATATGATTTTTATACTATGCTCCCCGCAATAATCCAAAAAATTTTCATTCCCTATTTCAGAAACTGTACACCATACATGTTTAACGCCATCAAACGTTTCAAAAAGAGAATCTAAAAAAGGAAAAAGCTTATCTTTATCTTCTGATATATTGTTAAATCTATTAAAGTATGGAATGTTTTTTGATTTAGGAAGAAGAGATGGATCCATATTATGCTTTGCAATTATATCTGCATAGCGAGGGTTGTGTTCTAGGTCTCCAGTAAGGCTCGACAGAGGCTCGTGAACGATTCTGTCGTTCTTGTTTAAGGCAGAGATAAGACTAGTGGTGCCAGCTCTTTCTTGGCCGAATATTACAAACTTAGAATCCATAACCAAAATAATTAAGATCAGCAGAAAAATGATTCTCTATAAAATCTTTAGAATATTCTGAATAATAATCTTTATAACTTTTTTTCTTCTTATATTCAGAGCTGCTATTTTGTCGCCAATCATTAAATCCTGATTTATTTTCAAAGTTAAATCTTTCAGAAAGATCTGATGTGCAAGATTTGATATCTTCCATTTTGTAAAACTTATCTATCGCTACTTTGCCATAAAGCGATACTCGGTCAAGATTGTTTTCATAATACCCAGTATGAAACTTTTTGATATTACCTTCTTTATAGGCATAATCAATAAAGCCGTCAAAATCATTTGCGAGATAGTATTTCCTAAACTCTTGAACATATGGCATCATTGGAGAATCGATATTATTCTCAACAAAATAATCAAACTTCCAACCACCCAAATAAGAGAACATGGAAACAACCCTATCAAAAGGATTGCGAACTATCGTAAACTTAAAATAATCTTTATAATCAGGAACTTCTGGTACGACAGCGCTTAAAGCTCGTTCGCAAGTAGTCTTGTATTTATCGTCGTAATCTTGTTGGTTTTGGTTTTCTTCGTAACCTTCTTCTATGTTTGACAATAGAAAATGCTTTATGAATGTTCCTGCAGATTTAGGGATATGGACATATATGAACTTATGATCGCGACTATACATCTATCTTCTCCATTACTTCAGGGTTGTCAAGATTATCTAGAAGGAATTGTTTTCCATCTTCTCCACATAAATGACACAAGTAAAACTCTTTGTTTTGATCGCCTTTTTGAAAGCAAGCTTGATAGTTTGCATTCCATACCCATTGAAGGGGTTTATGGTAATCGGTCACATTAGTTTTTGCATATGCATATCCATACATGTCTTGATCAATAAAATCTTTGCGCTCACCAAGGATTTCAAGAACTGGATTGTCGATCAATCCGTGCTCTTTTAAGAAATCTACTATCGTATGTTGATCAGGTAAAACTTTTACCATTTCAGAGACGATCTTCCTGCTCATGATATAACAACCCAAATTAAGGTTGTATTTAGGAATGTTTCTCTGAGTCTTTTCATTAAACCAATATACGTCCTCATCCTGAGGAATTGCTTTCAAGTAATCTTTTAAAAAAATTTCGTTTTTCTTTACGACAGCTTCGTTGAAGCCGTACTGCATCATGAAATCTTCGTCTTTGTGAGCTTCAAAAATATCAGGAGCAGTTTTGCTTACAACCATATCAAGATCAAGCAGTGCAAACTTATCATAATCAGACTTCATGAATTCATGAAGAAACAAGATTTTTACGAATGTACTTTTTTGATAATGAGAAAAACCATACTTATGTATTTCCTGATAAGCAGGAAAATCATTCATTGATATAATTTTAAGATCTACGCCGATTTTATCAGCATACTTTTCTAAGGAGCCAAGGCAATGCGGAACCCACGCAACATCTTTATACCCCGGATTTGCAAAATTAGTGTCCTTAGGCAAATCGTTAATTACATATATAACATTACTCATAATTCAGTTACCTCCAGATCTTCGTCAAGTAAGCCCCAATTATCTGGATTTGGATTATCCATAAGTTTGTTTCTAACATCAAGGGAATTAGTTTTTCTTTCTCCTTCTTGTTGAGCGTGTGGCTGAGTCGTATCATTTGCTGCTCCGTCATCTCTACCATGAAACTGATGGTAGAAATCAGCGTCAATAGCCAAGCACAAATTATAAATCTCTTCTTTAGCGGCGATCCTATTAAGAAATTCAGTATCCATACTATTCATGTAAACAAGATCCTCGTTGAATCCTTTGTGCTCAAGATAGCATTCTCTTTCAACCATCATTACCCCAACAGCGCCACCATAAAAAGAAAAGATCTGCTTGTTCGGCATTAATCTACTATAATGATTATGCTCATGGCAAATCTCAACTTTTTTAGAAAGCTCTTGATCATATACGAAATCACGAAAAACGGAATGATGAGACTGGGATTCGTCTAGATTTCTACGACTGCAAAAAGCTGCACGAGGCCAAGGCCATCCGTAATCTTTAACTTCAAACTCATGGTAGAACCAGTCCATAAATCTTTGACCTACGAGAGTGTCTTGATCAATTCTGGCAAAATGTTTTCCGCTCATTTTCCTAAAGCCGACATTCATAGCATGAACCTCAGAAAAAGGAGAATCGCCTTGATGCTTATTGGCTATATCGGGTGGTACGGTAACAATCTTTAAGACGCCTTTCGTTTGTGGAACAAGACGGTTTTTAATGGCGTCTTTAAGCGGTTCTTTTTTTGAACACCAGTCAACTAGAACAACCTCAGATTGATCTTCAACATTGTTTTTGGCGATGATTTCACAAGCGTGATTAACAGTATTTACGCAACGCCCAACAGAATCTCCATTGTAATTGTCGTTACGAGAAACGCATATATAAGATATTCTTTTCATCCTTCTGGCACTAATCTTTTACAGTTAAAACAAAAAACTCTACTTGGATTAGGGACGGTAACCTGCTTTCCTCCTATAGATTTTAACATATTCATATATATAGAACCCGGAGTAGATACATGTTTATCTAAATGCTTTAAACAATGAAAATTAATTGTTGACCTATATTTTTCATCGATATTTGCGTTAAATGTATTGGGACAAATATAATGAATTTTATTCATCCAGTTAAAAGTATTATGTAATTTCAATAATATTTCTTCAGAATCAGTAACTACAAAAAAATTGGCTTGTCTAGCATTAATTTGTACTTTATTCATTTGTGCAATATATATATTAATATCTTGTACTTTTTCTGACTCCAATATTACTCCCCAAGTATGATCGGTAATACCTTTGCTGATTCTTATGATTTCCTCTATAGCTTGCTCCGGAAGGGAGCTTAAGCTATGAATTTCGCTATCGAATTTATAAGCAGAATACTCCATTGTTAATTTGTTTATAGTTTTTTGTTCGGTATAATATAATTGTGAATCTAGATAGTCAAGTTCTTTATCTAGAGCTTTATGTAGGCGATCAATTTTGTTTTGATAACCTTGTTTTATATTACACAAAAACTTTTTACTATTTTCGAGTAAAGTAATCACGTTGGGGGAGCGGGAGCCCTTTTGTGTATAAGCAAAGCCAACTTCTTAACCAATAATTTAGCACCTTTTTTGATTAGAAGAGACATGGCTTATGATTATCATGGTCTATAACACTCATTACAATAAGCGTCAGGCCTATCCGCTGCTAATCATTAATGCGCCATTATTAATCCAAACGCGACCCCTTGTATTAGGATTTGACTTAGGAAGACTATCGTAATTTAGTATTACATGGGCTCCGCTCAAGCAAGAGGAACCATTAACGTGAAATGTATAAAGAGGGTCAGTGATATTTACTCCAACTTTGCCACTATCAGTAACAACAAAAGTTGTTAAATCGCCGGTTCCAATAGTAGCTTCATTTTCAAGAAAACCACTATGCCCAGTCATAGTTAAATAGATTCCGCTTTCGCCACTAAATCTAGAATGTCCGATTTTTCCAATTGGCATCCAGTCAGTAGCATTATCTTCTCCCGTTTTTTCATATAATTGATTATCATTAGAGTCTCTATAAGTTGAACCTATGATACCAGCAGCTTTTGAACTCCCACTAGGATGACCAGCATCAGTAATCATTGGGCGACGAATGCCCAAGTTTGCATTTACATAATCTTCAAAAGCACCCATTTTAATCCTCCTTTATATTCGCTGTAGCTGGAACTAGAGTTGATGTATTTGCATCTCTAATAATTTTATCTAAATTGTAACAATAATCTCCAGTAGTAGAAACAATGCCAGCAGAATCACAAACTGCAAATTCATTATTAAAATCCATCGTATCTACTAACTGAGTACCGTTAGCAAAAAATTTATAACTATAAATAGTTCCACCATTTGGTCCAGAACCTCCTTCTGCAATATTTTCAAAAGTAACATCGTTAGGATCTGATATAGTAGTACCCACAGGAAAAAGACCTCTTCCTAGCGCTGTAGATGGATTGGACGCTACGGTCCTTGCAGAAAAACCTGCTAAAACATAATTTGGATTAACTGAAACATTAGTAGTATCTATACCAGCTAAATTTTGACCACTAACAACCCAAGCAAAGGTTCCTTTTGTATCTCCATCGTCAACCGTAATTCTATAATTGTTGGAACTAGTATTAGTACCTGATGCTGTAGCAACTAAATCAGAAGGCACTGTTTGAGATGGATTAGTTTCTAAAGATGGAATTTCTAACATCTGTTGAGAAGAAACCAAATTAAAATTATCACTAACCCCAGCAGGAGAACTAGATAATGTAGAAGCTAAATTACTAACGGAAAAAGTTAATGGGTCATGAGCGATTTTTACTACTGTGCTAGCGGATCTAACCATACCGTTTGAGTTTTTTGTCGCTGTAACGGTAAAGTTATCAGTGCTAATATTGTAAGAACCAGCTAGCCTATCACAATTTTTCGAAGCTTCAAAAGTAGATGGATTTGCTATAGTGAGCTGACTATTTGGGCTACTATACTCTATAGAATCATAATTTAACGCAGAATTTGAAACAGTTGCAGTTTCAGTATTTTTCAAGGCTCCTTGGCCGGCAGGATAAGAAACAGAAGAGATACTCAAAACTGGGAAGACACTGTTATTAACTGGAGAACTCGTCGTAGATACAACAGAATCGCTTTCAGTAAGAAAATTATTTCGGGCAGTGACCGTAATAGTATTTTCACCATCCCTAGCCGTAGAACTTGTTACATTAACGATAACTTCGTATTGATATTTTCCAACATATGGGCCAGCAGACATAACTTGATTAACGCTATAATATGTAAAAGCAGTTTGACTTCCATCTGATATCCCATTATCGGCAACAGATAATTCAATTTGATTTAAGTTAACTCCATTTCCATCAACATAAACATAGCATTTAATGGTGTCTCCGCCTTTTATTTCAGTAAGACCAAGAACATTTGGAGCTACCGTGGAGGTAGCCGTACTATTCATTAAAGCAGCTTCGATAATGGGCCCATTGGCAATTTTAACCGCAACATTTTCATTATCAGTAGCGCCGTTACTAAAACGACTTGCAGAGATCGTAATATTATCTGAGTTACTAAAAATTCCATCGTTATAACTGACTGTTTTGGGGTTTTGAAAAACTCCACTATCAGAAATAAGTATATCACTGTTTAAACCAGAATATAATACTGTATCACCAGCACCAGCAGACCAATTAGAAATAGAATTAACAAAAGTAGTTGACTCGCCTTCTCTTAAGCCGTCAGACCTTCCACTATAAGAAGCGGGGTCAGATGCAGAAATAGAAGGATAAGTTTGATCTAAAGTTACGCTATTAGAGGAAACAGTATCATTCCCAGCGGTCCCAAAATTATTATTAGCTACGATAGTTACAGCTTGAGAACCAACCCTTACTGAATCAATAGAAACAGGAATTGTGGCGGTATAATTACCATCTCCAGTATCAGTTAATGCATAAGATGTATAACCAATCCCATCTGAAATCCCAGAATCATAAACTTTTATACCGGTAACGTCAGAAGTATCAAAAGTAGCAAAAATATTAATTGTATCATCTCCTTTTAATGCCGAATTACCAAGGTTTTCTCCCGGTTTTGGAGTAGCATTTGAAATATCATCAATAGTTACATACAAAGGAGTTGGGCCAGCACCGGCTTCAGATAAAGATATTGTACCAGTAAATCCATTGGCAACACCAGTGATTTCAGTTTTTCCAACCAAATTTAGGCCAGAAATATAACCTTCAAACCTTCTGGTATAGCTTCCTAATTCAACGATATTTCCAGTATCAATTTGCTGTCCGTCAATAAATCCAGACCCCATATAAGAATCATTAGGGCCATCCCATCTTAAATACAAAGTAATATCATTTGCGGAATCAACATCTATTCCAGATAAATATGTATCGGAAGTAGGGGTACTATAATAAGTTTTTTCAATTATGCCTTGATTATTCAGGGCATTTGAGAAAAACGCAAACTGAGCAGATGGAGAAGCTGCGCCGCCTCCAGAGGCATTAATAGTAATAGTTTCAAGACCAGAAACTATACTAACATTTTCACCAGCTTGAATTGTCTTAACTTTTATATCGCTACCAACAACCCCACTAACCAGATCGACTCCGCTTCCAATATTAGTAGCAGTAGTATCATCCCCACTAACACCAGAAAGAAAATCTCTAGCTGAAATCTTAACTACTTTTCTAGATAATGCAGAATCAGGATTAATTTCTGCGATAAGAATATCATCATTATTTAAAGAGGATACTCCTGATAATTGATCTGGTCGTAAATTTGCCATTTTATCTTATATTATCTTTATCAGTAATTTCAGAATCTCCCAAAACAGTACTTCTGCCATCGAAATCTAAAATGAATTTATCACTAGCTTCTGTAATAATGAAATTATTGTTTTCTTCGATTAAAAAACTTGAATTACGATAGTAAAAGCCAGCTTTAGTAATATCAACTTCAGGATTTGATAATACACGTTGAGAAGCGGAAGAACCTCCAATAGAAGAAGAGGAGATCGAACTAGTACTTTGGTTTAAATTGGCCATTAAGTTGGATCTCCAGTAATTCTAATTCCAATGTCTAAATTGACTATAAATCTACCTTCAAGTAATGTATAAACCAAGGCATCATCAGATCGATTTACGGCATTAACGCCATAGTAATGACTGCCTTCAAGAAGATTTTTGGTATCATTATGCAATAATACTATCCTTGCTTTTCCAGCGCTGGCATTAACAACCGTGATCCCTCCTGAATATGCAGTTGGCGGATTATCACTATTTTTTCTAGCGACAGCTTTTTCGTCAGGGTCAGTTTTTTTCTGCTTGATCGTAAAAAAAACTAAATAATCATCTAAATCAATAGGGGCATTATCTAGCTCTAAAGTTACATCAAATGAGACTGCATCTCCACGATATATTGTTAGATTATTAGACATCTTTATCCTTTCTAAAGGGAACTTGAGGCTTATTACTAGGCAAAAAGTCAGGCATAAGGTCTTTGATTATATACTCAACGCCACGACGCATAAGCTCGGAAACACTGTAACCAGTTTCGTCAGAAATAACTTTTAACGCTTTTTTCTGATTTTCGTGCAACCAAAATTCAATTTTCTCTTTATTACCTTTCATGCAAAAGACTCCATTATATACATGTTATATACATGTATATTATATGGAAAGAGAACTATTTTTTATTTTTTATTAAAAATTACTGGCAGCTCTCGCAGGTACCGCCGTTTTTCATAGCTTCAATGCTACAGGCAGATGGTTCTGAAGATGAATCTGGCGCAGTAGATTTTTCTACTTTAGTAGCTGCGCGATTACGCAAGTAATAAGTGGTTTTTAAACCTGCTTCCCAGCAAGACATATAAATATCATTAAGGTATTTTAATGAAGTAGTCTTATTGTAAAGGTTGAAGCTTACAGCTTGATCAATCCATTTTTGACGTACAGAATTAGCTTCGATAAGCTTAAACATATCTCTGTCAAAAGCTGTTTTATATTTCTCTTTGATTTCTTCAGGTATAGATCCGTTTAACAAAGATAGATCGCCGTCAACACTCTTAATCATGTTTGCCATTTCGTAGGACCAAAGACCAAGCTCTTTCATGTCTTTTACGAAATGTTGATTAGTAATAAAAAAGTTTCCGGATTTATTTTCGTAAACAAATAGAACAGAAAAATTAGGCTCAATACTTTGCTCTACTCCATTAATATAACCAATAGTAGCTGTTGGAGCAATAGCCATGACATTTGAGTTTCTCATGCCATGCTTATTTACATGAGTTCTCACTTTTTTCCATTCTTCTAGAGTTTGACCTTTGCCTGTTAATTGTTTTCCTGTAACTGATTCTTTTGGAACTTTTTGCTTGCCTCTATAAACCATAAGATTGTTATAAGAATCTATTGGAAAAACTCCTCCATGCCAAAGAGATCCTTCGTATGTTTCATATGAACCGCGCTCTTTAGCCAAAATAGAACTTGCATATATAGCATGCAAAGAATAAAATTCGAAAAGCTTATCATTAAACTCAACCGCTTCGTCGCTATCTATTTGAATATTTTTTACATGAAGCACGTCATGCAAGCCCATCATTCCTAAGCCGATTGGACGATGCCTTAAATTTGATTTACTTGCTTCGAGAGTAGGATAAAAATTAATATCAATAACGTTATCTAATATTCTAATTGCAGTATGTATAGTGGATTTTAATAACTGATAATCAAGATCTTCATCGCCATCCATATGGTTTAGTAAATTTACTGATCCAAGATTGCAAACAGCAGTTTCTCCGATATCAGTCTTTTCACCTTTTTCATAAGAAGAAGCTTTTGTATGTAAGGTGATTTCAGTACAAAGATTGCTACTATGAACTACGCCTTGATGTTGATTTGTATATCTAATATTGCAAGGATCTTTAAATGTATTCCAAGGATGGGAAGTTTCAAAAAGAACTTTGAGCATTTTTTTCCAAAGATCTTTCGCTGGAGTCTTCCTCCAGTTATCAATATGACCATTCTCGGCAAGATCAATTAATGAATTATACCTATGATCAAACTCTTCCCCGAAACAATCATGAAGGTCAGCATCTTTAGGGTCAAAGAAATACCAATCTTGTTCAGCTTGAACTCTTCTCATGAATTCATCACAAACCCAAGAAGCGGTATTCATATCATGACATCTCAATCTATCATCGCCAGTATTCCTGCGAAGATTAAGAAAATCTTCAAAATCTAAATGCCAAGGTTCTAAATAAGCGCATCCCGCGCCGGGGCGCTTACCTCCTTGATTTACTGCTATCAAGAGATCATTAAATATTTTCAACCAAGGAATCAAGCCGCTCGAAACTCCATTAGTTCCGACAATGTGAGATCCAGTTGATCTGAAAGGAGTAACATCCAAACCAAGACCACCAGCAAATTTAGACTTTCTTGCTTCTTGCCAAGCGCCATCAAAAATACCATCAATAGAATCATCAAAAGTATTTAGATAGCAAGAGCTTAATTGAGAATGAGTTGTCCCGCTATTAAATAAAGTGGGGGTGGAAGGGGTGTAAAGCATTTTGCTAAATACATTATAAAACTCAATAGCCTTTTCAGTTTTATGCTCTTCGTTTATAGACAAGCCCATAGCAACCCTCATCCAGAAAGCTTGTGGGGTTTCCATTATTTTTCCATCTTGCCTGATAAGATATCTATCAAATAAAATTTGAATACCTAGATATTTAAATTTTTTATCCCTTCTAATTCTTAAAGCTTCAGAAAGTCTAGATAAATCAAAGTTGAGCAAGCGTTTATCTAGCCTATTATCTTTTACTAGCTTCTTAATATTTAGAATAAAACTCTTTCTGTATTGTAGTTCGAAAGTATCTGAGTCAACGCCTTCCTTGAATACCTCTTTATAAAGACAGTTTAATAGAAGCCTTGCGCCAGCATAAGAATAATTTGGTTCTTTTTCAATTTTTTCTCTGGCAGATAAAATAAGAGCTTGGTCAATTTCTTTTGTAGTGATCTTATCGAACAACTGAAGTTGAGCATCTAATACGATTTCACTTGCGGAAACGTTTTCAATTTCTTCACATGCTCTTTGAGCACTTGCATTGATCTTATCTACTTCAAAATTTTCTAAACGACCATTTCTTTTTTTAACCTTAATATCCATGAAATTATTCTACACGATTGGAGTATATATTTTTACTAAAAACTTCTTTTTGATGAAGTTTCTATAATAACACAAAAAATTGTGTAATGCAAGAATAATTATTCTAAAGTTATTAACAATTATCTTTATTGACAGCAGACTCTGATCGACCCCAGTCAAAATCTTTTCTGACGTCAAGGTTGACTGACCATGCAGATTTTAAAATTTTTGGATCGATGCCATTTTTTTCGAATGTCTTGATAAGTGCGTTAATGTCTTTAGGGAAACAAGTACCACCGAACCCTTTGTCTCCATCGTGGCCGGGAACTTGAAAATGAGAATCCCCAATTCTTCTATCTCCCATAACGCCATTAATGATAGAGTTCCAGTCTAGTCCTAGTTTTTCAATTAATAAAAATATCTCATTGAAAAAACTAACTTTTGTAGCAAAGAAGCAATTCGCAATATATTTAACAGATTCAGACTCATCGCTTTTCATCATTAAGCAAGGAATATTAGGGAAGGCTGACTTAAATAATTTTGCAGCTTTTTCACCAATACTTTTATTTTTAGCATACCCAACAATATGCCTATCCGCATTCAAGAAGTCCTCTTTAGCAAATTTGGCAGTGAGGAATTCTGGAGAATGAACTATATTTATAGATGGGTGGGATTTTTGAAGCTGAGAGGTTGTTCCTATAGGAACGGTAGATTTTATTATGAAAATAGCATTTGATCCAATTTTTTCAATTTCCTTGAAGCAAGATTCGATAATTGAAAGGTTGCAATCGTCTCCCATAATGTCTTTCATGGGGGTAGGAACGCATACAAAAACGAAATCTTGTTCTAATACATCTTCCAGAGAATTTTTTGAAGCCTCTGGATTTTTGTCAAAGATTTTGACATCGTATTTTGAAAACCCGTTAGCTACAGCAGAGCCAACGAAGCCGTTGCCGATTACTCCAATTTTCATTGAGGCCTATTAGCTTCTATCCAGTCTTCAAATTTTACTTTTGGATCCCATCCAAGCAAGGACTTTGCTTTGGTATTATCAGCAAGGGTTTCTCTAGCTTCGCCGGGGCGCTCTGGAATGTGTACATGCCCACCTTTAGTCATTCTGACAATATCCATTACCGAATGATTAGTTCCTGTGCCCAAATTAAAGAGTTCGCCAATAATTTCTTTCTTTTCAGATTCTCCAGCTAGAAACATAGCTTCAACGATATCAGTAACATGAGTGTAGTCGCGAGTTTGAAGACCATCTCCGACAACAGTCATATCTTCACCGTTTTCTTTTTGTCTAAAAAACAGCCCAACTACTGGCGCATAATCTCCAGCAATAGGCTGGCGCTCTCCATAAACATTGAAAAATCTAAACAATACAGTTTCAAGCCCAAAAAGCTTCGTATACATCTTGCAAAGCTCTTCGCAGTTAGATTTGCTAACTGAATAAGGATTAAGGCAATCGTTTGGCATGTCTTCCCTTAGCGGGATTGGATTTTTCAACCCGTAACAAGAAGAAGTTCCTGCAAACATTACGCGCTTGCATTTATTAAGTCGAGCAGCTTGAAGAACATTGCACGTTCCGAGAGAGTTGTTTTTAACTGCATCGGCTGGATCTTGAACGCAAATTTGAATTCTAGATCGAGCTGCTAAATGAAAAACTAGATCAACACCTTTGAATAAAGGCTCTAATTTATCGAAGTCGCAAATATCAACCTTATGATTTTCGGTATCATCTCTCCAAATGAAATTGGAATTAGCCGTGGACGATTCATCATCAACAACAATAACTTCATGACCTGCTTTAAGAAGTCTTTCAACTAAATGGCCGCCAATAAAACCAGCACCACCTGTAACTAAACATTTTTTCTTAGACATAATTTATTATACACTAATTAACAATCATCTTTGCCCTTTTTTATGAACCAATCGTAAGTTTTTTGAATTCCCAACCTCAATGAAGTTTTTGGGGTAAATCCAGTATTGGACATTCTGGAGTTATCCATTTTCTTTCTGAAAGTACCGTCTGGCTTAGATGAATCAAAATAAAGATCTCCGCTATATTCAACAACAGATTTTATAAACAAAGCGAGGTCTTGAATAGAAACTTCATCATTTGATCCACAATTAAGATGAGAGATATTTAAATCATATATGTCTTTTGCTTCAATATTTTTAAGGCAATGAATAACTGCATCAGCAAGATCTTCGACGAAAAGAAATTCCCTGAGAGGTTTCCCGCTTCCCCAAACCTCGACTTTTGAAGCACCTTTTTCTTTAGCGCAATGAATTTTATTAATTAATGCAGGAAGAACATGAGAAGTTTGTAAATCGAAATTGTCTCTTGGTCCGTATAAATTACAAGGCATGATAGAATAAAAATTATCTTCGTATTGCTTGTAGAAACTCTCGCACATTTTAAGCGCCGCAATCTTAGCGATTGCATAAGGCTCATTTGTATATTCAAGTTCACCAGTAAGTAAATATTCTTCTTTGATGGGTATCTTGGAATCCCTTGGGTAAATACAGGAAGATCCAAGATTGATTAATTTCTTGACCCCAAAGTCATGAGCCGATTTAATAATATTAGATGATATCATCAAGTTATCATATATGAAATCACCGCGATAAGTATTGTTGGCTAAAATGCCCCCGACTTTGGCAGCGCATAAAACCACTACGTCTGGAGAGTTTTTTTCGAAAAACCTAGAGACCCTAGCGCTGTCAGTTAAGTCTAAGCTAGATCTAGTTCTGGTTATTATATTGTTATAACCTAAAGACTTTAACTTTTTAACTACGGATGATCCGACCATTCCTCGATGGCCAGCAACGAAAACTTTTTGATCGGTCATTTAGATAAGAGCTCGTAATCGTTTTCGTACATTTTCTTGACCAGACCTTCGAAGCCAGTTTTACGAACCCACCCCATCTCTTGTTCTGCAAGCGAGCAATCACCGCAAAGTTTATGAACTTCTGCTGGGCGATAAAATTTAGGATTGACTTCAAAAATCAATTGGCCGTCCTTGGTGAAGTACTTCTCTTCGTCTTCCGAGCCTTTTGATACAAATTCTATACCAGCAAATTCAAGAGACTTATCGAGAAACTCTCTTACGCTATGCATTTCTCCGCTAGCCAAAACATAAGCTTTTGGCCTGTCTTGATTAAGCATGAGCCACACTCCCTCCATAAAATCTTCAGCATCAGTCCAATCTCTTTGTGCATCAAGATTGCCTAGTTGTAAAATTGGAATCTCTTTACCTTGTTCTAGAGCATGTTTGATTTTTGCTACTCCATTGGTGATTTTTCTAGTAACGAAATCAAGACCTCTTCTAGTACCTTCGTGATTGAATAACCAACCTTGAATAGCGAATAACCCATAAGACTCTCGATACACTCTAACTATATGACGAGCTGCGCATTTTGCTGCCCCATATGGAGATTGAGGGCGAAGTGGATGATCTTCATTTTGGGGTGTGCAAATAACATCACCAAACTCTTCAGATGATCCGGCGTTGTAAAACCTGCAGTGAGGAGCAAATCGACGAATGGATTCTAAAATATGAAGAACTGCGTCAGCGTCAGTATCCCAAGTTTGAATGGGATAGTCCCAACTTCCAGCAACAAAAGATTGCGCGGCAAAGTTAATAAAATAATCAGGCTGAATATCAATAATGACATCACGCATGCTGTGCGCATCGTTAAGATCCATATTGATTAATTCAAATCTAGGCTCGTTCTCCAAATGAAGAATGTTTTCGTGATTCTTTACGCTTAGCCTTCTTACAGCGCCATAAATTCTATGGTTTGTATTGGCTAATAAATAGTCAACCATATGGCTTCCGTCTTGACCAGTGACTCCGGTAATGATAACTTTTTTCATAATTTAGATTTATAAGATATTATTAAATCCCTCCAGTATTTAAAGTTTAATTTAAACTTGGATAAATTGAATTAAGGATTTCTTTAAAATGTTCATGAATACCTAAATTCTTTTTAAAAGTAACTTCAAGAACATCACCATTCCGAATTTGACTGATTACGCTTTTGTAGTTGTAGGCATTTAGATCTATTCTTTTTTTAACATGATTGCGCCTAAATTCATTAAGGTATTTTATTTTAGATTGCTCCGGGTATAGTGATAAAATCCAAGAGGAATAACATTCATCTAGACCCCAGAGCTTAGATTGGGGATAATAAATATTATTCAAGTAAAAATTATCTCTAGATTTAAAAACCTTATTCGCTTCGTCTGCCCAGTCATCTTCAATGTCATATATCTTTTTAAAGTTTTTACCTTTAGATAAGTGATGAGAACTTGGGTACATAAGGTTTGTGGAAGTGTTCCAATACCCTAATGTATTAAGCGAATAACCTTCATACGCATCAGCAAAAAAAACAATATAATCCTCTGAGTTGAAGTTTTTGCATTGTTGTACATAGTAGTCTGAAAGGGGAACTTGATCAATGCCGGAAAGAAAGCAGGTGTCATCTGGAAATTGGGATGCGCCCCAAAACAGACTCCAAGTAACTAGCCAGTTAGGAGATGGATCAGCAATTTCTTCTATATTCTCTAAGCGGAAGACATCTCCCGCCGTTTGATCTATGGAAGCGTCTAAATCCCGCTTAGAGCCAATAAAAAAAAGAGTAGGATTTATGTTGAAATAATCCTTCCATATATAGGAATAATTATTCCAAAACATAAAATAGGAAGGGTTATTGTCTACGCAAAATACGACTCTATCAATGTTCATCGTGCTTTATATATATCTTCAATAAGTTTTATAACGTTAAACGATTCCATTATTTCAAAATTGTCTATAGAGGAATAGAGATCTACGTGATTAGGGCATGAACCCTCATATGATCCATATGAATTGGGCGTAGTATTGATTTTGTATTTTTCATAAATATCATTAAAAATATTTTGTGATTTTTGGGATAAAAAATTAGAAGACTCTATTATATTTAAAGCTTTACCTCCAATTTTAACAAAACCATTAGAGCCTTGTATTGAAAGAGAGCATTCAAGATTTCGAGGCTCAGAAGCTATAGTCACCTCCGCAGTACCTCCAAAACCTCCAAAATCTAAAATACAATAAACTGTATCTTCAATTTCTGTATGTTTATGCTTAGTGCTGTAAGTTTTAGCTGAATGGACCTTGGGTAGACCAAAAACATTTTGAAGTACGTCAAGATAATGAATCCCTACTTCATGAAGAGTTCCTCCACCTAATTCTAGGGCAGATCTCCATCCGGTAAAATACTCAAACGGCCTCTGCCATCTTTGAATTAAAGAAACCGACCTCATATCTCCAAGAATACCTAAAGATAGGACTTCTTTTATTAAGGAAATAGTTTTGTTTAGTCGGACTTGCAAAACACAGTAAGCTTTTTGCTGGTTTTCTTTAGCAATTTGATTGATAGACAGAATATCTGAGGAATAAAAACTTGCGGGCTTTTCTATTAAGACGTTTTTTTTGTGAAGAAGACAGCTGATGGCCTGATCTTTATGGAAATGATTAGGAGAACAAATAGATACAAAATTGGAATTTTCATCTTTAAGCAATTCATCTAAACTTTTGTATGAATTACAGTTATATTTTTTAGAGTAAAAATCAGATAATGATTCGTCTATATCATAAAAACCATATAATTCATATTGCGGATTACTTAAAATACCTTCAATATGCCTTGGGCATATAGCACCACAACCGATAATAACACAATTATATTCCTTCATGACTTTAATAATATAGCTGGATTTCCGCAATAAACGCTACCAGCGGGCGTACTTTTGGTTACTACTGAACCCGCCCCTATTAAACTATTTTCACCTATGATCACACCGCAGATAATAACGCTATTAGCTCCAATAGAACATCCCTTTTTAAACAACGTCTCTTTGAATCTTTCACTATTTTTCCATTCTCCATTTACCGAAGGTTTATAATCGTTAGTGGTGACAGTATTAGGTCCAAAAAATACGTCATTTTCTAATGTGACTCCCTCGTAAATTAAAGAATTATTTTGAATTTTACAATTATCTCCAATTTTAACATTGTTACCTATATAGACCCCTTGACCTATCGTACAATTAGACCCAATTTTAGCTCCCGAACAAATGTGCGAAAAATGCCAAACCTTAGTGCCATTTCCTATAATAACGTCTTGATCTATAATCGAAGATGGATGCGCGTAAAAGATCATGTGTAAATTGGGCAGAGGTTAGAGATTTCATCTAGGAAATCTTTATATTGAGAGTAAGGCCTGTGGGCGTGGATTTCTGAATAGTACCCTTCTTTTAGTAAATTTTTATCAAAATGCGGGGCATATGCTCTATCAATTCTTCTTGATCTTAAATCCTTAAATCCGTTATGAAGCTTGAGATCCGGAAACCCTTTCAGGAGAAATGAAGAATGAAGCTCGTCAAGACCCCAAAAATCCCCAGTATTATACATATGCCCATAATTATTTCTAAAGGAAAAAACTGATTTAACTTCTTCTTCCCATTCATCTTTAATAGATAAAGCTTTTTTAAAAGTAGAGCCTGTAGCTACATGATGAGAAGAGACATACCAATCAGGATTATTATAAGCGTCAGCCAAACCTATGACATAATCTTTATTGAAATCATATTTTTCAATAGATTTAAAGAATCTATCAGAAAGAGGGGCTTGATCTATACCATGTGTGATGCATATGTCGTTTTTGAATTGAGATGCTCCCCAAAAAAGAGCCCACGTTACTGACCAATCTCTAGCCCTGTTAGCTATAACTTCATTAACTTCTGGTAGTACGTGCACTTCACCGAATTGTTCGGTAGGCCTAGTAGGCGGCTCACCTACAAAGAATAAAGTGGGGTTAACACCAAAATTATTCCTCCATATTCTCGATGAGTATTCCCAAAAATCTAAATAAGTAGGGTTGTCATTTAGTACAAGGATAACCCTGTCTATAATAATATTTTTCATAAATTATTTGTAATTAATTTTTCAATTTCAAGCATGTCCTCCAATCTCTTGATGTAGTGAAAAGATATTTGATCAGCAATTTTTTCATAAGGAAAATTATACGGACTACCCGGAGGAAAAGAATGAAGATATTTGCAATTGATTACATCAATACCTTTTTCTCTAGCATAGAGCCCAACCGAAACATCGGAATATCCGGTTTGGTAATTTTTGCATTCATGAAAAACATTAAATAGCAAGCTATGACTCATGATATAACCAGCTCCACCACCGCAATAATATAAAGACTTGTCAGCTGGCCAAGAATTAGCTTTTATACCGTAAAGTTTATTTGTGTCTATATCTTTATTAGATAAAAAGTCCTCTAAATTTCTTGTGTTGACAAAAGTGTCATTATCGCAGAAAAAATAAAAATCATAATTATGAAATTTTTTATCTAAAAAAATTCTTTTGAAAACATTTACATTCTTTTCTTCGTTGGAATGGTAATCGGTTCTATCAGTAACTTTTACGATATTTTTGTTTGGATCTTCTGTATCAGAATAAAATAAAAGGTTTTGATCTTTGCCCCAAGAATTAATGACGTTATTATATCTGTCAGGATGGACGCTACCATGAAGTACGCAATAAAGAATATTAATCATTGGTATTTGAGTGGGAATTTAATGCATCAAGATGAGATTGATCGTAGACATCGTTCTCATCAAAAACTTGACCGACAAATTGATTCTCTTCTCTTGGGTTTGGGAAATCGATACCAGTAAAAAAAGGATCGTGAACCATTATAGATTCAAGAGGGACTTGCCCAATTATCGCATCAAAAAATCTGTAATCGGTTCCGTAATTATCTGTCTGAGCAAAACGAGCGCACAAATCTTTCATATTATCTAGGATACCTTTCTTGACGCCAAACATTCCGCCAAGAACATTAAATCCGTGATGTGGGTGATCGCGCATGATATGAAAAAGTTTTTCACTATTCATAAATTCAGAAACAGCGTCGGCTTCTCTTTGGTTTAAGCGACTGTCACAATCTCTGGAAAGCATTACAGAAACATCTTCTTCTGAAATAGGCTCAAACCTCCAAAACATTCCAGTCCAATTAGCCGCACGATCTTCAATGACTACTTCAGTACCATCGGAGGATTCAAGGGATTCAATGTATTCGCTTGGGACGTCTTTATGGACATGGAACCTGCAGACCCAATCAGGGTAGTATTTTTCTCTTAATTCTGAATTCTTAATTGCCCCAACGCAATATTTTGGATTGTCGCCCCAAAGTGAGAATGATATAATTTTTTTCATATGTAAGATGGTATATATTGATTTCTTACTTGATTGACTTCGCGAATGGCTTTTTGTAATGTTTTTGATCCAGAAGAAATGCCCTCTGGGTTCCTGTAATACAAGCCGAGGACTTGATCTATTTTTTTCATTTTAGATCCACCCTTGGCAGCTCTAAGCCACATCTCGTAATCCGCTGCGGACATGAGGGATTCATTGAAAAAACCAAACTTTTCATGTAAGCTTTTTCTCCACATAGGTTGGCAGTGGGGAGAGTTTACTGACATAAGAGATTCGAAGCAAAAATCCATACATGGAAACTCCATTGTGGCTGAATTATCCTCAAAACTTTCGTTGGGCTTATCTGTCTCAAGGGTTCTGTAGTATACTAAATCGATATCTGGGTTTGATAAAAGGTTGTCTCGTTGTATTTCTATTGCCTGTTTAGATCTTCTATCATCTATATTTGCGTTTGTTATAAAAGTACCCGTTGAGTTCTTTATACCTAAATTCCAGCATCCATAAACTCCGGGGTCGAAAGACAAACCAAAATCAGAAAAGTGAAAATATTTTATGTTTGAATGTTTATCTAAGTATTCTTGGACAAAGTGCCTCTCATTTTCTTTATTAGCATCAATAATAACCAACTCAGAATCCGAGAATATAGTCTGAGATATCATGTTATCCATGAATCCCTCGATGAAATCCGCGCAGTTAAACATGGACGTAATCATTGAGACTTTCCCTTTTGCCATAAATGATATTATCACATTCAGACGATTAAGTCAATAAAAATTTCGCGCGATTTTTTATTTTATTATTGACATATATGAAATATATAGTATAATATGATCATATAGTTCTTTATATTTCATATATAATAATATTATATACTATATATATAATTTAATAATTATTATTACGTTAGTAATACAGTACAACTTTTTATGAAAAATTTAGGTTGACTTTTTGTATGTTATATGATATTATCTATCTCATGGTCAGGAAAAAGTCAAATAAGAAAAAGTTTTTTTATATTCAATGCGGAGACTGGGACGGAATTACGGCAGCAAAAAGCCCAAGAGAAGCTTGTGTTCAAGTTGTTTCTCAAGCTCTAGAGCTCTTTAAAGATAAAGCTCGATTCTCAAAAGTTATGCTATGTGTTGATTGCAGTAAGTCAGTAGAAAATTCGCAAGATGATAAAGACGCTTTTTTAGTAGAAACAATATTGGAGGAAGTAAATGAACACTAATTTTATTATAGGGGTTTGTGGTCATGCAAGAAGTGGAAAAGATACTTTTTGCGAACACGCCAAATCAATCCTATCAAAAAAGAAGATTGGCGCTGCAAGAGCAGCGTTCGCAGATGAACTTAAGAAAGACTTGGATGATTTGTGTAGGCATAAGATAGGAATCAGTGCATTTACACAAGATTCAAAAGAGAAAGATATCATTCGGCCTCTGCTTGTTACATACGGTACTGAGGTCATAAGGAAAATGGATGAGAATTGGTGGATTAACAGACTTGAAAAGACCCTTGGGGTTCATCAGTATATGAATCTTATACCGATTGTTACCGACGTAAGATACCCAAATGAAATGGAATGGATACAGAAAAAACATAATGGAGTTGTTGTCTACATAACGAGAAAAGGAATAGGCCCCGCAAACTCCGAAGAAAAGAAAAACAATCCTATCTTAAAAAAAATGGCAGACTATAGAATGATGTGGCCAACATTCGGAGATGGTAACTTAGATGAAGGCGAGAGATTCGCTAAGAAAATAGTGAACAAGATATTTAGAACAAAAATAAAATGTACTTGAGGGATTATGAACTCGTTGGAAACATTCAAAAAGAGGTTAATATAGAATCCTCACTGAAAGAGCTTGTAAACAGACATAGTGGAATATTTTATGATATCATAAATAAATATGTCCCCAAGAATTCAGAGTTTTGCTGTAAGGACGATTTATTTGAAGATAGAGACCTTCATATTTACAACACTGCGCTAAAATTCAATCCAAGCAAAGGTACTAAGTTCTCAACATTTTTAGGGAATGAGACTAAATGGCTTTGCTTGAACTCTTACAATAAAGCCAAAAGAAAACATTTCGAAACAAAAACGCCAGAAGAATTAGATTTTCTTGACAAAATGGAAAATAATGATAATATTGATAGAAATTTAGTCAATGAAATTTACTTTATCATACAAAAACATCCAGATCCTAGAGTATCAAAAATATTCAAAATGAGATACAACGATGGACATAATTATAAACTTTTGCCATGGAAGAAAATTGCACCCGAAGTCAAATTAAGTATTCAAGGATGTATAAACATCCATGACAATGTTATTGTAGATCTAAAAAATAAATTATTAAAGAAGGAGTTATCATGAATAATATAGTAGTATCAGGAAGATTGACCAAGGACCCAGAATGCAAAGAGTTCGACGAAGGCAAAGCTGTTTGCGATTTTACCGTTGCGATTAACGGCTATAAAAAAGAAGACACAATGTACGTTAAAGTGAAAGCTTGGGATGGCAGGGCAAGAAGTTGCGCCAAATTCACCAAGAAGGGAAGTCTCGTAAATGTTTGCGGAGCCCTCAGGGAGAATTCTTGGAAAAATAAAGAGGGTCAACAAAGAAAAGAGTTTTATATTCTTGCATCAGATATAGAGTTTGTTCAAAAACCACAAGAACAAGAAGGTCAAGCTCGCAAAAAGAGCGTTGAGAAAGTGGATAAAGAGCCTACTCCAGTCAAGGTAGAAGAGGTTTCTGAAGAAGAGCTTGAAGAAGTCCCATTTTAATGGATACTCTAATATTTAAATGCCCAGTTAACCCCGTTTCTTTTGGTAATGTTTCCCTCAATCTTTTGAGGGAAATGTTCAAAAGGGACATGGTTATCGCCCATTTCCCGATAGGGAATGTCGATGCATCTGTTTACGATAAGCTCCCAAATGACTTAAAAGAATGGCTTCAAAATTCCATTAATAATAGATTTAAGTTATTAAAGAAGGATCTTCCTACTCTTCAGTTATGGCACATTAACGGAAGTGAAAACAGGATTACTCCTAAACATCACTTAATAACCTTTTACGAGCTTGACGAACCAACTGATACAGAAAAAAATATCGTTGATATACATGATAGCGTTATGTTTAGCAGCGAGTATTCAGCAAAAGCATTTAAATCAATAGGATGCAAAAACGTTTCTCACATCCCAATTGGATTTGATCCCGATTTCCATAAAACAGGAAAAGAATATCTTCAAGACAAAGTTCATTTTGGATTGATGGGTAAATTTGAGAAGCGAAAACATACAGGAAAAATATTAAGGCTCTGGGCAGAGAAATACGGCAATAATTACAACTATCAACTTTCATGCTGTATAAATAATTCTTTTCTTAAGCAAGATCAATTGAATCAATTAATCCATCAAGCATTGGATGGTAAAAAGTATGGAAACATAAACTTCCTCCCATTCCTTAAGACTAATTCAGAAGTTAATGAATTTATGAATGCCATAGATATTGACTTGACTGGATTAAGTGGTGCCGAAGGATGGAACCTTCCAGCTTTTAATGCTACAGCATTAGGTAAATGGAGTATCGTTCTAAACGCCACATCTCATAAAGATTGGGCAAATGAACAAAACTCGATATTGGTTGAGCCATCTGGTAAGACGCCAGCCTATGATGGCGTATTCTTCCAAGAAGGAGCTCCTTTCAATCAAGGAAATATACACACTTTCAATGACGAAGAAGTTCTCTCAAAAATGGAAGAAGCAGAATTAAAATGCAAAAAAGAAAATGTAGAAGGTCTTAAGTTACAAGAAAAATTTTCTTACTCAAATATGCTAGATTGTGTAATAAAAAATATTGAAAATAATTAATTTAATTATATTATATTGAAATGAAAAAAGATATTAAATTCGAAGACGGCAAGGCTATTCTCTGCTGTGGTAGTAAAAAGTGCCCCATGCTTCATAAAAATGAAGATGGAATGATCGAAATCCAAGACGATTTTGGCGGAAAGATTACCATTAGAGAAGACCAAGCTAATCTTATTAATCAAGCAATTAAAGAGATCAACAAGAAAAAGTGACAACAGCCCTGCTGTTGTTGTCATGCGTAGGTTTTACTTTCATACTAAAGTACGGATCTATACTGAATTGGATTCGCTCTTTTTTATGTAAAGTAAAATTCTTTAATGATCTTTTTAAATGTTCGCTATGCTTAGGCTTTTGGTCTGGCTTGGCTCATTCAGTATTTTTATATCATTTCCAATGGAATGATATCTACTTTCTTCTTCCTCTAGTATCTTCTTGTGTTTGCTGGTTTGCTGATTGCATAATAACAAACTTACAGACAATAGAAATACTAATGGATAAAAAAATAGAAAAAGAATAATGCCCATTTACGTATATCAAAATCCAAACACCGAAGAATATATAGAAGTATTCCAAGGAATGAATGACGAACATAAATACATTGACGAATCAGGTTTGGAATGGAAAAGGGTTTTCATTGCTCCCAATGCAGCTATAGATTTGGATGCAAATCCATATGATAAGCAAGGTTTTATAGATAGAACCCAAGGAAAAGGAACTATGGGAGATCTCTGGGACAGAAGTAAAGAAATGAGCGACAAACGAGCTTCCCAGAACGGTGGAGTAGATCCCTACAAGAAACAGTACTTTAAAGACTACTCAAGCAAAAGAAAGGGTGCTAAGCACCATTTGGATAATTAATGCAGTAAGGACCAGATTCCTGTATATCCTGCAAATTTCCCAGAATCAGTGTTGTAAATCAACATGCCCTCTACTGGGCTAGAAATCGCATTCATTTGAGCGGTTGTCATTCTAGGCATAATTGGAGCGCTGACTGTTGTAGATAAATCCAATATACCTTCCGGGGTAGAAGTTCCAATACCTAGTCTAGTATTACCTGTATCATAAACAAAATCATTTTTAGAGCAAATTATTCCGGCAGAATCAACCGCTTCTTCAAAAAATGTTATTCCGCTAACATTAACTGTTTTATTGTTCTTTACATCTCCACCACCTAATTTAGGATTTCCGGGCTGTACTAAAATAGTACCTTGACTACTATGATTTCTAATTACATGGCCAACTGAAACTTGATAGTTTGGTGAAGTTGGTTTGACTCCAGTAACAGCCCCAGATTCTATAGCAAGAAAAACTTCATCTCCAGCAGAAAAAGTTGCCGTATTCAAACCCCTCACAATCCCATAAGTAGTTATATATCCAAAGTCATTATTGGCTATATCATGAGTTGCTAATCCTATAACCTGAGAATTATCTTCTGAATCAGCAGAAGCTAAAGTAATTGTTGGTCCTTCTAGTCCAATCGCTCCATTTATTCTTACTGCTTGTCCATTATTTATAGTGCTACCAATAGTATTTTTAGCTCTTATATATTCTTCTTGACCAATTTGTAAAGTGATATCAGCTTCGTCGTTATACGTTGCTAATGATTTATTGACATCATCATAAAAAAGTCTTCCTTCTTTATAGGCTTGATTAGCGCCAACACCAACAGTAAAATCAATTGCATCAAAATCTCCGGTCAGAGTTTCTAATTGAACTCCGCTTCCATTTACAGTTAACGCTCCAGTAAAACTACCGCTTCCAAAAGCTAAGTTTTCTCCAGTAACAAAATAAAAATCTCCAGTTCCCCCATAAATTGTTCCATTTTCTACAATTAAATTACTATTATTTTTTACATTAACTTGGTCTTCTAGATTAATTTGACCTCCGCTAACATGAAGCGCTCCATTTGGAGCAGGAGTAGAGCTTCTTGGCGTACTTATAGGGTATCCTATTTTTACAGCGCCAGCAAAAACATTATTTGGGGTATAAATATTGTTTGGGTCAACTAAAATACCCTGCGCACCAGAGAAATCGGCATTACCTGCAAAGTATTTCCATCCGCTTAAATTAAAATTACCACTAGCTAATCCAGTAGCAATTTCCGAGTTAGATGTGATTTGACCCTGTAAATCTCCGGACAAATTGTCGAATGTATCCTGTAATCCATCTACTTGTTTAAATTTTATTCCCATGTCCTTTATTCCTCAAATAAAATATACACTTTTTTCATTGAAAATACCTTTAATATATACTATTATCCGAAAATGAGTATTTCTATATATAAACCAAATTCCAAGAACTCAGGGTCTGGGTTCTCTTTTCAAATCGGCATATCAAAGAATCAAGAGCCAGCGCTTTTTATAAAATCAATATTGCAAGCCAACTGGGATTCAAATAAAAAACAAGGATCCTTTAAAGAAAACCTTGATAATCCGGAAAAAAATATTACAGTTAAGTTCTCTGAATATGAAGTTGGTCATATTATTCACGCAATGAGAACTAGATGCACATATACCACCTATCATTCTTACGAAAGCGATAGGACTAATATTAAGTTCATGCCTTGGGATAAAAAAGCCAAGAAGTCAATGAAGACAGAAGATGGTGAATGGAAAGATCATTGGGTTGAAGTTCCAGCCTTTAGTATTTCTTTTGTCAGAAATGGTAATCAAAACTTCGTAATTGGATTGGAACCCGGAGAGACAGAAACTGTCATTGAGTTTTTGCGCTTTTATCTTAAAACCCTGTTCTCTCATAGGTTTGACAAGCAAATTCTAGACATTAAGAAAGCTAAAGAACGACGAGAAAATGCGTAAGAAAAAAATACTATTCCATAGTAATCACTCAAAAGCTTTTACTGGATTTGGCAAAAATGCTAAAAACGTTTTAATACATCTCCATAAAACAGGAAAATATGAAATTGTAGAATTTGCCAATGGATTCCAGTGGAGCGCTCCAAAATTAAAACAACTTCCTTGGAGAGCGTATGGATCTTTGCCAGATAATCCTGCTCTAATTGAAAAGCTCAATAAAGATCCAAAATTAGGCAGAGCGGCAGGATATGGCGCAAATATGATCGACAGGATCATACAACAAGAAAAACCCGATTTATACATTGGCGCAGAAGACATATGGGCCTTTAATGAATATACTGAAAAAAAGTGGTGGAATAAAACAAACTGCATGATTTGGACTACGCTTGATAGTCTTCCAATACTACCAGATGCAGTAAATAAAGCTTCAGAAATCAAAAATTATTATGTATGGGCTTCTTTTGCAGAAAAAGCTCTTCATGATCTTGGTCACAATCATGTAAAAACTCTTCACGGCTCCATAGATTGTTCAACTTTTTTCAGATTGGAGAACGAAAGAAGAGCTCAACTTCGGGCAATAAATGGTATTAGTCAAAATTCGTATGTTATCGGATTTATATTCAGAAACCAATTAAGAAAAAGCGTTCCAAATATTCTTGAAGGTTTTAAAATGTTCCTTAATCAAGAGCCTACTTCTAATGCTCGTCTATTACTACATACCCATTGGTCAGAAGGATGGGATATACCTCGCTTGATTCATGAAAAAGGTATCGATCCAAATTTGATATTAACTACTTATTTTTGCCAAAATTGTGGTTCATATGAAATAAGAAATTTTAACGGTCAACAATTACAATGCAGATCTTGTGGCCAGAAAAAGCTAAACACAACTAATACCACTCATGGAGTAAATGAGCATCAGTTAAATGAGATATACAATTTAATGGATGTATATTGTCATCCGTTCACTTCTGGAGGGCAAGAAATCCCTATACAAGAAGCAAAGCTTACTGAACTTATTACCCTTGTTACAGATTATAGTTGTGGAACTGATAGCTGCAACCCAGAAAGTGGCGGAATCCCTCTTGACTGGTGCGAATATAGAGAGCCCGGAACTCAGTTTATTAAGGCCACTACTTACCCATCAAGTATTTCAAAAAATCTGAGAAAGGTTTTTAATATGAAGCCTGAAAAAAGGCTGGCTCAAGGAAAAAAATCTCGTCAATACGTTCTCGATAATTATGATTCTTCGGTCATAGGTAAAAAACTAGAATTGATTATTGATGAAATGCCAGAAATTAACTGGGATTTTGATTTCTCTTTTGTAAAACGAGATCCTAATTATAATCCTCCAAATATAGAAGATGACAGTGAATGGATTATTGATTTGTATAAAAACATTTTAAAAACTAATCTTGATGCCAGCGACTCAGGTCATCAGCACTGGATGGAAAGACTTAGGACAGATATGAATCGCAAGCAAGTATTGGACTATTTTAAATCTGTTGCTATTAAAGAAAATTCCGAAAATAGTAAAGTCAGCCTTGAGTCTTTAATTGAAAAATCTAATAACAAAACAGCTCTAATAGTTTCATCGGCAGATGCATCAACAATTTTTGCGGCTACATCTTTATTGGATTCTTTTCATGAAACCTACAAAGGTACAGATCTTTATTTTGCATGCCATCCAAATTTCCATGATATATTAAATGGAAACCCTAATATTAAAAAGGTTTTGCAATACGATGAGCAAATGGAAGATGAGTTTTTAATGACTGGTCGCGCTGGTCAAAAAGGATATTTCGATTATTATATTAACTTAAATAATTCTCACTTAAAAAACATTACTTCTAAAAACTGTTATGCATTTCGTTGAATCTTTAGCCGTAGGGGCAGGGCTTAAATCCTCACGCCCGTTTATTGAGGACTCATTTTTTCCAATAGTACCCGAAAAGTATATCACCTTTTGTACGGAAAATCATCAAAGCAAACAATGGGATCACTTTCAGGAGTATTTGGATATCATATCGCCAATTCTTCAAAAGAACAATATCAGTATTATTGAAATAGGAAGTAATGACGTAAAATTAAATGGTCAAATCAATCTTAAAAAAGTTACTGGCCCCAATCATTGGTCTTATATAATTAAGAAATCTTTACTTCATGTTGGTCCTGAAAATTTTATATCTCAAATAGCTTCTTTTCATAACAGGCCTTTTATAGCATTTTTCTCAAATACTGATCCAGAGTACTGCGCTCCGCTTTGGTCAAAACCAGAAAATCAAACTTTAATACAAGCGGACTTGAAATCCAAAAAACCATCATTCCTTGGTGAAGAGCCTGTTAAAACTATAAATACTATACCCGCAGAACGAGTGGCGCACGAAACCCTTAATTTGCTAGGTATAGAAAATGATTTCAATAAATATGAAATAATAAATATCGGACATTCTTTCAAACAAACACTGATAGAAATTGTTCCTGATTTCTTGCCTGAACCTAACTTTTTCCCAAAATCATTGATAAATATTAGAATGGATTATTATTTCAATGAATCGGCTCTACCAAACTTCTGTAATCAAAGAAAGGTTGCGATAGTTTCTGATCGTGAGATCAATATAAACTTACTGGTAAGCATTAAGCCATCACTAGAAAATGTCTTTTTTAAAGTCGATGAAAACTCAAATGAAAATTATTTCAAACAATTAAAAGAAATCGGAATCCCATTCTCCTTAATTGCGAAAAGAGAATCCGACTTACAAGCCACAAGATTAAAGTTTTTCGACTGGGAAGTGCAGGAAGATATTCCGGCGACAAAAAAAGATCTTGACAATATAGATAAAATATGCGATACTACTTGTTATAAAAGTTCAAGAAATATATTCAGTAAGGATGGACAGTTTTCTTCAAAATCTTCTTTTGATAAAAAAATTAAAAAACATAAAGATCAATTAATAATTGACGAAGATGAATTTTGGGAAGACTCCAGCTACTTCAAATTATACAACCTAAAAAAAGATGGCTAAAAGCAAGATAGACAATTCAATTGGTCCAGAAAGTTTCCAAAGAGATGAGCATGGTTTGCTCAAGAATATCCAATATGTATTTAATGATGATGGATCAATTAATTGGAGAAAAATGGTTAACGACGAGCATCTCTTTCCTAACGCTCAAGCTTTCAATGGTAACCCACCAAATTCAATCGAAGGAATACCAGACCATAAATTGTTGATTAAGCTAGCTGGAATTAAAGAACTTGCCAGACTCAGGGGTTTTTCTGATATTTCTTATGAAGTTGTAAAGTGTGAATTAGATCATGTAGCGGTTGTTTGCACTATTAATTTTATAGGGAACTACGAGACTTCTAATGAATCGATCTCTTTTCAAGACATGGCAAACGCAACCCTTGATAATACGCATGATTTCGGACAAAGCTTCCTTGAAACCATGGCTTGCAACAGGTCTTTTGTTCGCGCTGTTAGGAATTTTCTTAATATACATATTGTGGGCGCAGACGAAATAGACAAGTCTAATAAAAAATCTTCTTTCAAGAAATCTAATTCAAAACCCAGTCTTTCCCCTCAATCAATGCTAGACACTGCATTTGATGGTAATTTCGATGATTTCATCTCTGACTTAAGAAAACTTTGGGCAAAAAATATCTACAAAAACAAAGATATCACCAACTGGAAAAGCTTTGATGACATACCTATAAAAGAAGCTCGTGTTTTAATAAAGCTAATTAAAGAAAATTAATTGACAAAAACAGTGTATCTTATTATTATAAGGTACAAGGTTTTATGTCAAGTTTCGGTATAAATTATGATAATATGCCGTCCCCTTTTTATCAAGGCGGTAGCAATTATCAAGAAAAAGGAGAAAGTAATCTTTTTCCTTATCTTGCTATAAGAGGGGCTGAAATTTTTGACAATGACTCTTCTATAGAAAAAAAGAGTGATGGAGTAGACTCTATCTCAGGCGGCCTTAATAGATTCACTCTGAATATTTCTCCGTTAAACCAAGGAACCTACCCAAACTCCGGCAATCTCAAAACATTAGTAAATTTAGATACTGCTCAATTATACGCCCCTAACCCAAAAATAAGATATACATATGGAGGTCAATGGCAAGCGCCAATAGAAGAAAGCTGTTCTCCTTATTTTACGAATAAACAATACGGAGTATATGAAAACCCCGCTCCAATCAGAGGTGCTCCAGTAGAGTTTAAAAAAGTCTATTTTAGAGGTAAATTAGTTGATAGAGAAAAAGGTTATGTATTAGATAGTGAGAGTGGGAAATGCAGAACTTTTCATGCTGTATTTGCTTGTTCTAATCCTATAGAACAAACTATTTATCAAGAGGAAGAAGATTGCGATGAGCCATCTGGAACTCTCTACAATCCAAGAGATGAAAATTTTTCTCATTCTGATTATGCAACAGAAAGATCTTGGGAAGAAATAGATATATTTTGTGGAGAAGGTGGAAGTGGAAGTGGAGAATGTTTTGAGTTTAACGTAGGTAGATATAACGCCTCGAACTCTGGGCTTTATGAGACAGGATCCTCGGCAACTGGTTGTGACACTTGCGGTTCGATTATGCTGTTTTCTGGAGATGGAGTTACTTTAACTAATGCTAAAGGTATTGCTGGTGATGATTCTGGATATTGCGGAACTTTACTTAATATACCCGGGCCCCCAAATTTCACAGCATCAGGATGTCTTGATATATCAAAAAATACGGAAACAAATACCGTAACTTATGGAATAGATAGATCTGCAATCCTTGACTGTTTGGGATATATTGAAACTGGATTTAGAGTTCTTATGCCTACTGGTACGGGATTAGAGATGCCTACTGGATTCAATGAACTTCAAATGTGTGAATTCCAAATGCTCTACAAATGCCCACAAGATGATATGACTTATATCACTGGATGCTGCGTAGATCCAGTTGGCGCATGTTGTGCTAGTGACGGCACTTGCAGCTTGCAAACTTCAGAAGATTGCGCAGGTAGATTTTGGGGCGTTGGTACGAATTGTACGGACATTATTTCCGTAGAAGGTCCTACAAATTATTTTTATAATTTTACTATTTCTCAATTGTGTCAAAGAGGTACTGCTTGCTTATACGACCCTGTCGCACAAGCTTATGAGTGCGCAGAAATCATGGGTAGTAATATCATAAGCAGAGAAGAATATTATCAGCTTTTAGCTACTGATAATTATAATCCCGACGAAGCCGCAATGGGAGCAAATCCTTCTATTTTCACTCAAGGCGCAACCACATGTGATTGTCCAACAACGACCACGACCACAACCACCACATCGACCACAACAACCAGCACAACAACAACTAGCACAACAACAACCACCTCTACCACTTCTACTTCCTCTACTACCTTTTTCTAATAATAAATGACTTTTTTTGACAAAGTATATTGCATTTGCATGTATGACCGCCCTCAAAAAAAACAAAATCTTCTCAAGCAATTAGATTATCATTTTCCCGAATTGAATCCTGAGATTTTTAATGCGGTAAATACTAGGCATTTAAAAAATCATTATATAGGCTGTACGTTATCTCACAGATCAGTTATTCAAGAAGCTAAGGACAGAAAATACAAAAATATATTAGTTTTCGAAGAAGATGCTATTTTACATAAAAATTTCAAACAACTATTTGATAAAAATTTAAATGAGTTAAAAGATACTCCATGGGATATTTTATACCTTGGGGCCTGTGTTTGGAATCCTAAGCCACCTAAAAAACCGAGGACATTTGAATCTGTTCAAAATTGTGATTATTTAAAAATTTTAACTCGCTCCACATGTACTCAAGGATTAGCTTACAATAATACTTGCTATGATTATATTTTAAACTCTTGGCCTTCAGACATCGAAGGGATGGCAAATTGGTGCAAAGAATATAAAGCTATAGATCAATGGTTAATGTACAAAATGCAAGGAATTGGTTCAGTTAAAGAAGGGAAAAGAAAGTTTAATTGTTATATAACCACGCCTAGAATTTGTTCTCAACCTTTTTTGATTGGCGAGAATAAACAAGATAATCCAGAGTTTTTTAAATGATAAAAGAATTTTACAAAGAAAAAACCTATAGAGAAGGCAATCACCGTTCTTTTATTGGAGGCTTATGGGATACAATGGGCTCATTGCAAATTGACATGCTTAAAAAATATGGCATGAAACCTAATAACACTTTGCTCGATATTGGTTGTGGATGTTTCAGATTAGGAGTTAAAGCGATACCTTTTCTTGATAAAAATAATTATTATGGTGTTGATATAGTTGAATCCTTAATAACAGATGGAATAAAAAAAGAGCTCTGCCCCGAACTTTTAGAAAAGAAAACCCCAACTTTCTTAGTTAACGGCGATTTTCAATTCAAAAATCTAGAAACGTATTTTGATTTTATTATCGCTCAGTCCGTTTTTACACACCTTCCTATCCCCAGAGTCAAGGAATGCCTTGCAAATGCTCGTCAAGTACTTCGCCCAAACGGGTGTTTTTTTGCTAGTATTTTTGAAGCTCCATCTAGAGATACCACGACTTATTGTGAACCTTATTATGTACACACATCTTTCTATAAAGAAATTGCTGATGAAGTCGGGTTGCGCTTTAATTATATAGGTGATTGGGGTCACCCTAGAAATCAAAAATTAATAGAGTTTTCTTTGTGATTTCCAAGAAAAAAAAATTTGTCTTTATTCATATACCTAAAACTGCAGGTACCTCTTTAGAGATAGCCCTCGAGGATGAGTCTTGTTCATTTAAGCGCTCCGAATGGTCAAAAAAACCAATGGGTTTCAATGCCCCGCTAAACCATTTAACAATTAAACAGATCGAGATATCAAAAGAGTTATCGAGAAGAGAGCTAGATTCCTTTTTTAAATTTACATTTGTTCGAAATCCTTGGGATAGAGTAATATCTGAATGCTTTTGTGGTCAAATACAATTAGTTTTTAAAGACTGCACGACCATAAAAGAAAAAATTAAAAAAGTTTGTGAGTTAGCAAAAACTCCATGCGGCTATGCAAACCATTGCAAGCCCCAAAAACAATTTGTTATTCATGAAAATTTTAAAATTGATTTTATTGGAAGATTCGAAAATCTTCAAGAAGATTACTCCAGTGTTTGTAGACAATTGAATATAGAAAAAAAAGAACTGGCGCATAAAAATAAATCAAAAAAGAAACCATATCAAGAATATTTCGATCAAGAAACTATCGATTTAGTAGCAAAGACATACGAAGAAGATATTAAATATTTTGGTTACAATTTTAACTCTTGACATTCTCTCTTTTTTCTGGTATACTTAGCTTGTGAAAAAACTCACGATAGGTTCTGCTGTTTATGATGATTTTGAGGGTGTATACTTTTCTTATCAATCTTTGCGCCTTAATAATTTAGACATTAAAGATGATTTGGATTTTGTTATTATAGATAACAATCCTGAGAGCGCAGAAGGTAAAGCTACTAAGCATTTTTGCGAGACTACTCAATGCATTAGATACATCCCTTTTACGGAAAAAAGGAGTACTGCGGTACGCAATGAAATTTTTAATAATGCAAAAGGTAAATTTTGCATGAGTATTGATTGTCATGTTTTGTTTGAACCTGAGACGATTAAAAGGTTGATAGATTTTTTTGACAAAAATCCAGAAAGTGATGATCTATATCACGGACCAATGCTTTATGACGTTTTAGACGGACATGCTCCCGTTACGCATATGGACCCAAAATGGAGAGACAATATGTTTGGAACTTGGGGCTACGCAACAAAAGGAAGGGGTGACAGTCCTGAAGACGATCCATTTGAAATACCAATGCATGGCTTAGGAATATTTGCGGCTAGAACGAAAAGCTGGATGGGATTCAATGATGACTTCAAAGGCTTTGGGGGCGAAGAGGGATACATACATAAAAAATACAAAAAAAACAAAAGAAGAATTTGGTGCCTCCCATTCTTAAGGTGGGTCCATAGATTCGACAGGCCAAGAGGTATTCAATATCCCCTAATTATTAAAGAAAGAATTAGAAACTATTTGATTGGCCACAGAGAGCTTGGCATCCCATATGATGACATTATAGAACATTTTGGAGAAACTCAACCCCATGTAAATATACAGGAAATAATAGATAACCTAGACAACCCCGAATCTCCTAAATTAGATGTAGAACCAGAAACCGAAAACAAAGACGATAAAAAATATATTTTACCTCAGAAAATTACTTCTTGGCAAGATTCTGTAATAAGTTTTAAAACTCCTAGTAATTTTAGATATCTAAATTATGAAATATATGACTCTTATGATGGTCATGCTGCTTTGCAAAAATTTAATATAGAGCCAGTTCATCCAAAGAATGCAAAAATCATAAGCTTTTCTTCAGAATCAGAAAATGCAAAAGCCAAAGGTTTCTTAACCGACGGTGAAAGCTGGCAAAGCAATCCGAAAAACCGTGGGCAATTTCCTCACTTTTTAACAATTGATCTTCAAGAAGAAATTGAAATCAATAAAATTACAACTTTTGCAAGAATTGGAATGCAACCCGGACTTCCTAAAAAGTTCAAAGTTAATGCTAGCAATGATCTTAATAACTGGTATCAGTTAAGCGATGTGGATATTATGAAAGAAAATTCTTAATCTTATAATTCGATAGTATAAATAGAACCATCGTAATAAGATAGATTACCAGTCCCATCAAAATCAAACCAATTAGATACTATATTTGGCTTTTCTATATGACCATTATATAAATGGTCTTTTATAAATACATTATAACTTCCTGTTTGTACACTTCCGCTAACTGCAAATTGTTCGTTTGCTTGGTATCCATATAAGAAATGACCATCTGAATCATAAAGTTTTCCTTGTGATCCAGAAAAAGATATCCCCGTTATATTGTCAAATTGATAATCTCCTGTTGAGAAATAATAAATTCCCGTTTCATAACTAGAGCCAATTACCACGACATCGCCAAGAAGAGAAGTTGCAAACGAACCAGATGTATTTCCCCCAAAAGTTCCGCTAACTAAATTATTTGTTCCAGTAACTTGAGAAACTTCTTCAAAGAAATTTTCGTCATTATAATAAATACATGCTATTCCAGAATTTTTATTTGACGTTGCGACTAGATGAACTCCATCAAAAGAAATATTCTTACCGAAAAAATGACCACTCCCATTATTGTCTTTAGTGATTTTTTGTACAAGCTCAAATTGAGCTATGTCATTATTAAACAAGTAGTAATGCACTGCCCCAGTTTGATTTTCATTCGGAGCAGAAACTAAAAACTTATCTTCAAATCCATCTACTTGATGGGCGAACATATCTCCGCTATGAGAGCTATCCGAATCAATTTGCTGGTAAAATGAAAAGTCTTTTTGTCCCTGATATGACTCTTTGTATGTATTGAGTTTTCCCGTTCCGTTTTGATCGTATCCAATAGCTAGATATTTTACGTTTTCTATTTCACAAAATCCCACGGACTTACCAAATGATGCAACCCCTTCTCCGCTAGCTTCAATTTTTTTCAAAAATCTTCTTGCGCTTTGATCATAAAGATAAACGCAACCACTTCCAGAAACTTCTCCTGTTGCAGAAATTGCGGCTATGTATTCCGCGCCATCTGCAATCAAATCAAAACGAGATCCAAAATATCCGCTTTCAGAATATCCAGTTAAAAAACTTTCTTGATTCCAAGATCCCGTCCCTGTTGCTCCTCCTAAATTTACTAATGTTTTAAAAAATGCAAAAGTCGCTCCACTATTTCCATTACTAAGGGGTGCTCCTACTAAAGCGAAATCATCTTCGGCTTTTACGTATTCTCCAAAACCACTAATATCAGAAACCCCACTTCCCAGCAACCTATTTATTTTTTCAAAATTGTTATTCTGATCACCGCTCAAATAAAATGGATTTTGAAAAACATCCACCAAACCAGATTCTGGATTACCAACAAACAAGTAATCGTTTGATTGACTAACTGAATATGCATTTCCTATTTCGCTACCAATGTATTGGTATAAATCAGTATCTTCATATAAAGATTCGGAGCCGCTAAGATAACCCATGGAAAAGCCCCAAGAAGCATTTGTTCCAGTTGATACTGTAACATTAAAAGCGTAGTTAAAATTTCCACTCTGTGGTTCAAAAAAACTCATTTTACATTAGACGCTTTAATTGCGTATTTGACATGTTATATTTTGGATCGTTTGTGATCGTTCTATTGCTTTGCATTCCCTTAGTTCCTTTTGCTATAGACTCCGCCATGGCTTTTCTTGCAGCTCGTACTGCAGCATTGCTTACTGTAACCGTCACGCTAGAGTCTCCATTTGGCGACGAAGAGATAGTTAATGATTCTAGACCTTCCTCAAAACTTGGTATTGTTACGGTTCCCTCCTTGGTAATCAATGCTTCTGCAGTATATTTTTCCGCAACAAGATCATCTATGTATACACTTTTATCAACTTTAAGCTTCAATTCATTAAACATAAGGGATTGGTTTCTTCTTGATACTTTATTGAACCTATCTGCCGCATCAGCAGCAAAACTTGCAAAGCCTTGATTCGTCAAGCCTACGTCAGCGGCGGTTATTGTCAAACCTGTTTCTAGTCTTTTAGTCCAAGTTTTATTTTGGTCAATCATATTACCGTATCCCATATGAAAATTACCACCACCACTTTGTCCTACATCATACCATAGCTTAACTTGTTTTTTGCCTTCTTCAATTACCACTTCTTGTATCGCGTTTTGTATGTATGAATCGGAAATAAGCATTAAATTAACTACATTATTATCATTGGTAAAATTGCCCCCCGTCACAAGGTTTGGCCCAAGATTAATTGGCCCTTGTCCAAATATTGGGCTTATTGCATTGCCTAAGTCTGCATTTAAATCACCATACAATTTAGTGATTACCTCGGCTCCACTAGAAAAAGAATCAGTCTTACTTCTTCCGTTTTGCCCGCATGTTATTGATGTTTTTGCAAATGGATTGACGTTGCTTTCTGCCTGTTTTATTACTAGATGTATGTTTAACTCTGGATCTTCTGCTAATCTTGTATTATTTGCTTTCCATTCATCTTCTAGTTTGTTTATGTCACCGTTACCCCCCGCTTTTATTTCGGAAAAATATTCCTTTAATTTATTATTATATAAAGCATAAATAAAACCAACTACAGAATTTTTTTTCATAAAATCTATAGAGCATGACCCTTTGTTATACATGAAAGACAAATTCATAGCGAATTCTTGCAAAGTTGATATTCCGCATTCTTCTAATGAAATGAATGGATTAACTGGATGATGCTCGTATCCATCTTCTGGCTCTGCAGAGCTTATTGCGGTTGATTTGTCTGTTGTTGCTAAAAAACCCATGACATTAGGAATTTTTATTTTTTTAGGCTTTCCTGTTTTTGGGTCAACTTCATAATAAAATTCTCCATCTTTACTGCATTTCCTCTTCCCTTTGTCTTTAAAACATCCAGTAACTACAAAAAAATTGTTTTTAAAAGCGATTATTGATTGAAGATATAATCTCAACAGATCACTGTCTCCAGATAAACTACCATCTGCATTTAATATGCTAGTTGCAATATTAGGGGTATGACCAAACATTGCTGCGTTTTTAAATTCAAGTTGCTTCCTATTATTCTCCGCTAAATCTCCACCAATTAAAGCTGGAAATTGAGCTGGGTTTTTTGACCATTCTGTTTCTTGTTGGTCTAATAAACCCTTAGCGGCAGCACTGTCTACTTGTACAGCTAAAGGAAGTATTTCTTCCATAGAACAATTTCCTTTCGCATTTGTCATATAATAATCAACAATAAAAGCATTGTTCCAGTCTGATATATTAGTAGACCTTTGAGGTGGAAATGCGCCAGCTGAAAAATTGTCTTCCCAGCAAAATTGCAGTTGGTTATTAACATTATCTCGTCCTTGTGTTGCTGTTTTAACACATCCAATTCTAGATGCTTTTCTTGAATTTTCAGTTAAAATAGTCTGCAAAACAAAATATGCATAAATTTTTGGATCGTATGATGCGCCCATTGCCATCTCAACATCAAAATCTTTTAAATCAATCACCGTTAAAGGAGCGTCAGGATTACCACATCCACTATAATGAAGATCTGGATCTAATAATTCAGCTGAATAATATTTTGAAGGCTTCCCGCCTTTGTCTGGAGCGTCGCTATCAAATGTCCCTATCGCACCAACTCCTTGAGTAACCGTAAAGTCATTTGAATCTCCTATGCTTAAAACTTTGCATCCGGGCAAGCTCGTCCAACTTTTTAATACCGACACGCCTCCGCTTATGTTTGATGGCATGAAACCCTTTACCACATCCTTATTCAAGTCCCAATACATGAAAATTCCAGTTTCATTTGATATTTGAGACAATACAGCTCGAAAACTTCCTGTCGCATCATATGGACCAGCTGGTATAAATACACCCAATAAATTCCCCATGGCCCATTCCAAACTATAGGCACCACCACCAAAATACAAAGTTTTTCCGGGCGTATCCGCTGCTTTTTGAGCTGGATTTGTTATACCCGCTTCTCGATAAGCGTCCTCAAGTTTTACCCATTGTTCGTCTGAACCAGAAGCATAATCTCCCAATGTGTTCAAAGCGTTACTGTTAGGTTTTTTTCCAAACTTAAATCCTAATGCATAGACATTATTGATCCCCTCAGGTATATCTCCCCTTAGCCCTATAAAGTTATGATCTAAATATCTATGAGAAGTGTCTTGGCAATTTAAAGTCAAAGTAGGAATCGAATCCGCAGAATCGTTGTAATTGAAACCAGCTATATCAAATTTCATCTTTTGACCCATGATGTCAATAATAATCTGATCGCCGGGTTTTGGTCTTTGCAATCCAACCCCTTCGAGCGTTACGTTTGCTGAATTTCCACCGTTAAGGCCAGCAAGGTTTAAAGAAACGCTTGTCAAGAACCCTCCATAAGCTGAATTTCCACCATTTATTTTTGCATGGTCTGGATTAATAATATTACATGTCATGGCCTTTGATCCTCTCCGTTCTGTGAGAAAAATATTCTCTCTTTAATTGCGAATGTTCTTGTTCCAGTGATTAAATCGCTATATCTTGCGTGTTCAATAAAATCACTCTTTTTTCCCCTTATTCCATTAATATAAAACAAAGTTTTGTCTGGCGATATTTCATCATGATCAACATGGATCATATCCTGTCCAGAACCAGTCGTACTAATAGCTCCAGAATAAAAAGGTCTAGTGAAATAAAACCCAGTTGATCCAGTGACATTTCCACTGGGATAAAATCCTCCATTATATATATAATCTATCCCAGAATATATTTTAACGCCATTAAAAAATACGTCTGAATCAGAAACATCAAATGAAAATGGAGAGCTTGAATAATCTGATAACGAGTTGATAGTGAGCGATCTTTTTTCTCCACTTAAAGGGTTATCGTATCTTAACTCGTCATTTTGATCTAGAGAATCAGTCGTATATACTAGATTAGAATCTACATAAGCTCCGCTAACGACTTCAAAATATGGTTTATTGTATTGATTCTTAGAAAAAGTAATTGCGCCAGTAAATTGCGAAACTCCATTTAATTGAATATCAGCTTCGTATTCCTCAAGGGTATCATTCATGAACCCAACAAATTGATCGGTAGTTATTCCTACTCCTATGTCAGCTTTCTTTTCTATTTTAACGTCTTGTTCTATATCAAAAATTATTTCATAAAAATCTTCTAAATCCACGTCGCCTATTAAGGTTAATGAATTAGGAAAATATTGAGCGTCTGGTTCATCCCTGTTTCCGCTAAAATAAGCTCCGGAAATTAAATAATATACAGGAGGTGCATATTGTGGCTCATAAGAATATTCATTATACATGATCCCAGAAACATCTGTTTCTTGATATAGTTCGGTAGAGTTTCCTTGTATATATCCAGTTACCTCTACTATCTCGAATCCAGTTATTCCAAAAATTGTATTAGCAGGCCCAACCGCACTATCTCCTTTGTATGTTCCGCTGTTTCCGCTAAAATGCCAATTATATCCTGAAGTTTCGTAATCTGTCAAAACTCCAATCTCCGGATCGCCGCTCAATCCAAAAGTGTAAGAAAGATTTGTTACTTTTTTATAAAGATCTTGTCCGATTTGATCTGTTCCTGTAATTTTTTCTATTCCTGTATAAGGTATAAACACTTCTCCAGAAATTCCTACGCATCCAGTTTGAGCGACTCCAGAATCATATACGTAAAATCCACTTCTACCTATAAACCCAGTACCCGAAAGAGCTTGTCCTATCTTTCCACTGACTCCTGAAGATGTTTTTAAATATCCAGTTATGTCTCCAGATACTTGACCGCTAACCGCAGGTATCATTTCTCCCTCTGCATAAACAGCGTTAAATATTTGCTTTATTGAATTAGCTTGAAGCTCTTCAGAAAAATACAAGAAATAATCAATATATCCCTCATGCAAAAATTCTCCGCTTCCTATATTCCATGAACTTCCATTGGAGATTGAATAATCTTGAACGCTCCATGATTCAGAATCAACTCCATAATAAGAAACTTCGTTTGTAAAATTTTCGCTATTTTGAAATGATCTTGAAAACGGCTCTTCTGGAGTATTGGCAAAATTTAGTCTATGCAAAGAGACTGCTCCAAATTCACTTACCGAAACGGCACACATATTTTGATCAGAAAGGTAGCCATTAAAAAAGTAATAATTAGGCGTTCCATCCTGAAAGTTTTTAAAGTACAACTTGTTAGCTTCATTAACTCCGACCTCCCAACCAGAAGGCCCATTTTGATCCAGATGGCTAAAAATCGTACTATTGTTTATTCCCGTCTTTCTTGCAGAAAATATTATTGTAGCATTTTCAGAAAATATATTAGCAGAATTTTCAATCTCTATATATTGTCCATTAAAAAATCCAGACCCACTTGATTGACCTGTAAATGAACTAGAAAAATTTTTTATATGACCTGAATATTGATTATCTCCTCCTGATATAGAATTGATATATTGCCCTGAAAAATCAGAGAAATCATAAAGTATTTGAAGGCCAGTTATTCCAGCATCTTCTAATGTTTGGTTTATTAAATAAACAGACATATCAATTAAAAGGAGTCCCCTTAAAAGTATAACTTTTGGTCACAGTTACAGAAGATTTATCATTTGTATAATCTATATCTTCATCTTCTTCTCTTTCTCCGCCGAAAGTATTGATTAATCTTGTAGCTTCATTTTGTGCAACAGATAAATAATCGTAACCGCTTCCAGATGCAGACGTAACCGAGGCCGATACGGAGCCTCTGGTGGGGCATCTTGATTTAGATATTGCATATTCACACTCTAACGTATGTCTTACATTGTATTGATACAAGCTTGGCGTATAGCTTACAGATCTATTTGATATTCCGCTCTCGTTTTCGTCTGGATTGTTTCCATCAGAGAATTTAGCGCTATAAGAAAGAGAGCCTTCTTGATCATTTCTATTTATTGAAATGCTCGATAATGGACCTTCTCCATCAATATGATCTTTTGCTCTATTTAATACTTCTGTGGTTGTCATTTCCAAGACTGTATTATTATTTTCGTTTGTTTTATTAAGTATACTTATAGTACCATCTACGGAATATGATTTCGAGCTATTTTCGTGGTTGATATCAACAGTCGTAGTATAATCATCAATCAATAAATCCCTTGGTTCATAAACTAACCCATTAACATTAGAAAGACTGTCAAATGAAAAAACTATACTGTCTTGAGAGTTGGTATAATCAATTGATAAGTTTTTATGATTAGGAAATCCAGTTAATAAATTATCATTTAAATATTTGACCAAATCTGATTCAATAGCTCCTGATTTATAAACTTCTCCATTATATTTGGTTATGCTATTTCCACTGACGCAGTTGTTATCTTCCAGATTACTTTCGGTACAATACGCCATTTGAAATCCGGTATGAGGCGCACCAGCTTCCGTAATATCGTCGCAATCTTGTCCGTGCTGACTGCTATAAGATACTGAAGATGTAATTGGGTTGATTGTTAAAGACTCTGAATTTAATGGAAGATTTTTTGTTCTTGTAATTTCTCCAAGCTTTGTCTTTCCTAGTTGCCCGCTTATCCATCTATTAGCAGCCTCAATTGCACCACATCCTGTTAAATTTTGGTTTGGCCGACAAGAAATGTTGGTAGATATAGAAACGCATTCGTTTTCGTCAATATTGGTTGTTTCCGTATGAACTTTTTCTATTAAGTTCTCTTCTTCCTCTGTAGGTCGAAGTAACCCTGTAAATAATTCAAGAGTTAAAGTATAATTAATTGCTCCAATATAATTGCTGCTATCAAAATTTAAAGAAACTGGTACTATTTGAGAAGTTGGGCTAGCTTCAATAACGCCGCTTATTTTTATGTTTTGCGGGATTGTGACGTCTCTCTCCCAATCAAAGCTGTAAGCTAATCCTGTTTGTAAATCTATTAAAGTTTGTTTATCACATCCAGTGATAGCTCCATTCAAAGTGTAGGTATTTTTTATTTCTCCCTCGCCACCTTCATAACTAATATTTGAGCTCAAAGATATGTATGGATCTGACTGTCCCGAGAAAGGATTAACGCCATTTATAGTAATCAAACTCATGATGATTTTATTCCGTTAATTGATCCGTTACCTTGCATTTTTCCATTTCCATCTTTATTAACGGACCAGTTTGCGGATTGTACCGCGCAATCAGGCTTATTAGCTAAAA